TTCAAGCAGGTAGAATGAATAAAGACCTGGACGAGAGGCTATTGCCTAACGGTGAGTATAGAGATGCTATGAATATAGAAGTCTCTGGCTCAGATGGTAGTAATGTTGGCGCTGTTCAAAATGTAAGAGGTAATAGAAAAAGAAGTATTGTAAATATAGCAGGTGGTAAATGTATTGGTAGTATTGCTGATACTGAAAACGAAAAAATATACTGGTTTATTGCTGGTAATAATATAGATGCTATAGCAGAGTATGATCAAAAAGCTAACCATACAACTCCGGTTCTTGTAGATGCAGGCGCAACTGATGCTGATAAATTTTTGTTTTTAGAAAAAGATAAGCTAATAACTGGTATTAATCTAGTTGATGGCTTATTGTTTTTTACAGATGATAATAGAGAGCCAAAGGTAGTTAATATAGAAAGATCAAAAGCTGGTTCTACAGATTTTGCAACATCAACACAATATGAAACTCCTCAAGGAGCTTCTTACAATGTAGGTGAAGACGATATTACAGTTATAAAGAAAGGACCAAGTGCTGCTCCAACATTAACAATGGCAAACACTAGAAGAGTTACTGCCAGTGGTGTTACAGGTATTATAAATACAAGTGGTACTGCTAACTTTTACGATTCATCAAACACAGAACCTATGGAGGTTGGTGAAAACGTTACAGTTACAATAACAGGTCCACTACCAACATATCAAACAGGTGATATACTTATATTTACACAAGGCAATGATCCTGATATAAATGGTTACGATCCTGACTTTACAGTTAGATGTGAGGTTGTTAGTTACTCTGGTGGTAGCACGATTAATGTTAAAATACAAGGTATACCTGAAATAGTACCAACTTCAGCTGTAACATGGACTATAGAGCTAGAGCAACAAGATGCTATGTTCTTAGATAAGTTTGTTAGATTTGCTGTTAGATATAAATATAGAGATGGTGAATATTCAACAATAGGACCATTTTCTGAAATAGCATTTTTACCTAAAGAATTTGAATATAACCCTAAAAAAGGTTATAATTTAGGTATGGAAAATGATTTAAGATATTTAAAAATATCTGGCTTTACAACGGGTGTTCACAAAGGTGTAATTGAAGTAGATGTATTATATAAAGATGAATCTAATACAAATATATACACTGTAAAATCATTTAAACATAATGATGCTGAATACTCAGCTAATGAGTTTGAGTTAGAATCAGAGCTTATATACAAAACAATACCATCAAATCAATTATTAAGAGCATTTGATAGTGTTCCATTAAAAGCTAAATCACAAGAGCTTGTTGCTAATAGAATAGTTTATGGTAACTATGTACAAAACTTTGATATGCTAACAGTAACAGGTGATGACGTAAAGCCTAAATTTGAAGTTAGTGTTCAACCTAGATCAGGTTTTACTCAAGCAGTACAATATAAATCACCTGGTAAATCGTTAAAAAGCCAGAGAACATATCAGTTTGGTGTTGTTTATAGAGATGAGTATGGTAGAGAAACACCTGTATTTACAGATACAACCGCTTCTAAAAATATACCTAAAAACGCATCAAAAGCATTTAATCAGTTTAAAGTAAAAATGCTTCATGATAAACCTGCTTTTGCTAAATCGTTTAAGTTTTTTATCAAAGAAACTTCTAATGAGTATTATAACATGGCAATGGATAGATGGTACGATGCTGAAGATGATAATATATGGTTAAGTTTTCCATCTGCAGAAAGAAATAAAGTTACTGAAGAAAGCTTTTTAATATTAAAGAAAAAACACGATACTGATGAATGTGTTGAAGCTGAAGCTAAATATAAAGTAATAGCTATATCAAATGAAGCACCATTGTTTTTAAAACAAATAAAAACTTCACAAGGTAGAGCTAGTTTTGGAACAACAACAGCTGGGCTTGGTGCATCTAATTTTCCAGCAGTTGATGGTAGTGTATTTAGAGTATCTAAAAAAGATTTTATTGAAAACTCAGGTTTTTCAGACGAACCAGGAGGTATAACAGGTAAATCAGGTTTATTAGTTAGGTTTATAACCGCTTCTGGTAAAAGTGATTATTATAAAATATCAAGTATAGCTTTTACAGATGCTGGTAGTGGTACAGACTTTTTTGATATAACTATTGACGGTAAGTTTGGTTCTGATATGTCAATAGTAGGTACACACGGTAGCCCTGCTGCAGGTTTAGCATTTGAAATATTCCAAGAAGAAGTAAAAAACAAAGCTGAGTTTTCAGGTAGGTTTTTTGTAAAAGTATATAGAGATCAATACTTAAATACAGCTATATTAACAACAACAGATGAAGTATCATATAGAGTAGCTGCTACAGCACCTATAATGAGAAGAGATGGTAGTTGTAGTACAAGTAGCTCTGGTCACTGGAAAGATGATATATTTGATAACAAGTTTAGATGGGTATTTGATAGATGTAGAAGATCTACTCACTGGGGTGCTAATCATGTTCATGGTAATAGTCAACTATGGTATGAAAATAGATCTGGTGTAAACAAACCACCTGGTGTTTTTGCAAACAAAGATTATATCAGTATTTCTATATTAGGTACTAGAGATACTTATACAGGCGGATATTCACAGTTTAATGATTTTGCTCAAAAAATAAGAGCTCAAGGAACTAAGTTTAGATTTAGACACGATCAATTTAATAGTTTAACAGGTGAGCCTGAAATTTACACTATTACAGACTCGTGTGTAACACTTGTAACAAACTACAACGGTGGTAGTGGTCACTGGGAGTCAAACCAAAGAACTATATTTACATTAAAGTTAGATAAACCTGTAGTTGGTTTTTCACAAACTCAATATGCCAATAGAAATACAAATCAAATGGCAACTATAGAAATATTAGAAGTTGATTTAGGTGAAAATACTTTTTCAACAAATAATCCAGCTATATGGGAAACAGAGCCAAGAGAAGCTATTGATGTAGATTTATATTACGAAGCTAGTAATGTTATACCAATAGCTCAACATGGAAATGATCATGTATTAGATTACACGAACTGTTATAGTTTTGGTAATGGTGTAGAGTCAAATAGAATAAGAGACGACTTTAACACACCTACAATAGCTAAAGGTGTAAAAGCATCAACTGTATTAGCTGAGCAATATAAACAAGAAAGAAAAAAAGGTGGTTTAATATTTTCACAAATATATAACTCACTGTCTGGTATTAATAGAACAAATCAGTTTATAATAGCAGAGGCAATAACAAAAGATTTAAACCCAGAGTATGGGTCAATACAAAAACTACATCAAAGAAACACAGATCTAGTTGTTTGTTGTGAAGATAAAATATTAAGAGTATTAGCTAACAAAGATGCTTTATTTAATGCTGATGGTAGTGCTAACGTAACATCTAACAAAGCTGTTTTAGGTCAAGCAGTACCTTATGTAGGTGAATATGGTATTAGTACTAATCCAGAATCATTTGCATCATATGGTTTTAGAGCTTACTTTACAGATCGTGCGCGAGGAGTTGTTTTAAGGCTGTCTAGAGACGGTTTAACAGAAATCTCAGCTGCAGGTATGGTAGATTACTTTAGAGACAAGCTAGCAGTTTGTGATACTATGGTTGGTAGTTATAATGATAATAAAAATTCATACTGTTTAACGTTTACACACTTATATACTAGAGGTGATGAAGATACAGTGTGTTATAAAGAGCAAGTTAAAGGTTGGCCTAGTAGACAAAGTTATTTAAAAGAAAGTGGTTTATCTTTAAACAATATGTATTACACATTTAAAAATGGTGAAATATATTCACACGATAGCCCGCAGAGAAATACGTTTTATGGAAATAACTTTACACCTTCTTCGTTAACTTTAATACTAAATGATTTTCCAGGTACTATAAAAAGTTTTAAAACTTTAAATTACGAAGGTACTAGAACTAGAGTTGTTGCAACTAAAGAATCAGGTAATGTAGATGAATCATTATATGATTTTAGCGATATTACTGGATGGTATGCACCAACTATAACTACAGATGTTCAGAGTGGTAACGTACCTATATTTATAGATAAAGAAAATAAATGGTTTAACTATATAAAAGGTGATGCTACAACATTAGCTAACCTAGACACAAAAGAGTTTAGTGTTCAAGGTATAGGTAGACAAAAAAGCATAGACGGTGATACAACAACTCCTCAGGTAGTTATAACTATCACAGAGAACAATGATGAAAACCCAGGATATTAAGATATGGCATTAAATAATTGTACAATAAATTCAGCTTCGGTAACTGTAAATCAAGGTCAAGCTTTGAGTACTACAGCAAGTCAGGTGTTAACTATAACACCAGATGCTGGTTATGTAGTTGCTGCTGCAGACTTTACAAACAACAGTGGTAGTTTATCTGGATCACCAATAGCGTCTATAGCTATAACAGATAGTCACGCAAATCCTTATCACGATGATAATACTGTTTTAGTAACATGTGATCTTGATAATAACTTTGTTCCTAACGCTAGCATTAATTATATAATAGACATTGATGGTGATGCTAAAGATAAGAAAAGTAGAGAGTATACAATAGCTGGTACGAGTGATGCTACAGTTAGTAATGCTTCGCCATCGACTTATACTGGACAAGCTTATAATGGAGCTGGTATTGAAGGTACTATAATAACGTTGTTTGAAAAAACTTTTGAAGCTGCTACTGGTAAACACTTTGCATCTGAGCCAACAGCTACGGTTTCTACAGGAACAGCTACTAATTATATAATAGAACATGAAGATACTGTTAACAATAACTTCTTTAATAGATTAATTAAAAGAAGGTTTATAGTAAAATATAGAGTGCCAGGTGCTTTTGTAGCAGGAGATAATATAGATTTTGCAGCAACAGCTGTTGATATACCAGCTACTGATAATGAATCTGGAACATCTGAAATAAAAAAATTAGTAATAGATGACTCAAGTATACCTAGAAGAGGTGATACTAGAGTATTAAAAGTTTATGGTACACCTACAGCTAGTTTTGAATTAACTGTAACAAGATCTAGTGATAGCAATACATATGATTTTACTAGCGAGCTAGATGATAAATTTACATCAAGCTCAACTAAACTAGACAATGTTACAGTAGGAGCTACAGGTTTTCACGAGTGTTATATTGTTATACCAGGTCCACCAGCAAATAAAACTGAATCATTTGATATAAAAGTGCTTGCTGAGTCTGGTACTACTATAAGTAGTAATATAACAAATTACAACAATAGTAATCCTAATATAACATTAAATCAAGTAGAAGATATTACTATAACATTAACAACTGTTAATGGTTCTAATGTATCAAGTAGAACACAAGATACTTTAGTTGGTGCTGCTGGTGATGCTGGATTAGGGGTTGATATTGCTTCAAAAACAGCTAGCTTTACTGTAACAAGTAGTGCAAATATGTTTTTAGCTAGACAACCTATATTCCCTGATGATTTTAGTAATGTTGATACAAATGGTAATCAATTCTTTTTATCAGAACCTACTGTTACTGGTAGTGGTGGTACAACATTAACAATAGCTGGTAGATTTAATGTCGGTGCTTTTGGTTCTGCAAACACAACTTCATCGTTAAACTTAAATAACATTTTAAGTGCAGCACCTACAACATCTAACTTTACATCTACTGGAAATGAAGATACAACGCAGAACATTAATTTAGCAACTAATATTACAAACCCTTCTGGTGGAACATTAACATACTCTATAGTTTCTGATGGCACAGGATCTAATGGTACTTTAACTTTAACAAGTTCTTCAAATGGTACTGTAACATATGTTCCAGCCGCAAACAATAACACAAATGTTAGCTTTACATATAAAGTAAACGACGGTGTTCAAGACAGTAACACTTCAACAGCTACAGTAAATGTAACAGCTGTTAATGATGCACCTACAAATATAGTATTATCTGCTGCATCGATTGAAGAAGGAAACTCTATAGGTGATGTGATTGGTTCAATGCAAGCTACTGACGTAGATGGTTCTTCACATACATTTGCTCTAGTGACAGGTACTGGATCAACAAACAACAGTAGCTTTAGTATAACTGGAACGTCACTTAAAGCAGCTGAAGTATTTGACTTTAGTGTTAAGAGTAGTTACAGCATTAGATTAAGAGCGACAGATGGTTCAGGTGGTACTTTTGAAAAACAATTTACTATAAGTATTACAGAGCAAACGTTCTCTGGTGCTAGATGGAGCTTTGATGTATATAACGCACAAGGTCAAGCAACTGGTGCTACAGGTCACGTTTCAGCTACAAGTTATTGTGAAGGTAATCAACTTTCATTAATGCCTGGTGGTTGTTTCTCTGTAGGTGATTACTTTAGGTATGTTACAACAGCTGGTGGTTGTGGTACTACTAGTTTTGCAGCTGGTAGAATAACAAGTCAGTCTGTTAGTAATGGTACTTTCAATGCTTACATAAATGATGATAAGAAATATAGCTCAGCTGCAAATGCTCACAACAACCAATTTGGAATTAACTGTTAAATAAATAAATATGGCTTTAATAACTATAGGTTTTGACCACCCAATAAATGAATCAGTAAGTGTAGGTGATGTATCTTATTACTTAAACACCTCAACATCTGGAGCACCAACAGCATATGGTCCTCAAGGTGATATAGTTGAAATGGGTAATATAACTGAAGTTAATAGATTTAGAGCGGCTAGTGGTGTTCATGCTGGTAAGTTTACAATTAAAACAAATATACCTGCAAGTACTACTAGACCTTCAAATAATAGCTTTATACTATTTAGCAAAGATAATAGAGCAAATATGTCTAGCTTAGCTGGCTACTACGCTGAGGTAAAGATGGAAAACACTAGTAATGAGCAAATTGAATTGTTTTCTGTTGGTAGTGAAATAGTTGAAAGTAGCAAATAACGTGTGATAATAATAATAACTTAATATAAAAGAATATGGATCCATTTACTATGATGAAAGCGGGCGGCGCAGCCTTAGGTGGGATAGCTAATATAGCTGGAGGACTTATCGGTGGTCGTAAAAGAAGACAAGAACAAAGAGCCGCACAAAGAGAACTAAATCAAATGAAGCAACAGTATTCAAACTTAGATACCTCTAACTTGATGGCTAACTTAGAAAATACAGCTGAAGACTTAACTGTAAATCAACAAGCTTCTAACTTTCAAGCACAACAAAATCAAGCATCACAAGCAAATATTATGCAAAGTATGTCTGGAGCAGCTGGTGGATCCGGTATTGCTGCTTTAGCGCAATCTATGGCTAATCAAGCTTCACAACAAAACCAAGCTGCTGCTGCAGATATTGGTAGACAAGAAGCTAGTAATCAAGCGGCTGCCGCACAACAAGCAGCTAGTAATCAAATGGCTGAAAGACAAGGTGCTGGTGCCGCAAGAAGTTTGCAGTACGAAAAAACAGGTACTATGTTAGGTATGGCGCAACAAAGAAAAGGAGCTGCGGATGCTGCAAGAGAAGCTGCAAAACAACAAGTAATCGGTGGTATTGGTCAAGTTGGTGGCGCTGTTAGTGGCTTTGGTGCTGACATGCAAGCTGGTTTAGGATCAGTCGAAGGATAAAATAAAATAATAAAAATGGCAAACGAATCATTAATACAAGGAGCAAAATTTGCATACGGTGCTGGTACATCATCAGCTGCAGCTATGCGTCAAGCTAATATACAAGCTAGATATGGTGGTAGTGGTCAAGCTATGCAAATGGCTGCTATGCAAGCTAAAGCTAAAAGAAAAGCACAAGAAGCTGAAATGGAAACCACTGTTGCTAGTTATATAAATAGTTTACCGCCAGACTTTGATGTATCACAAATACCAGACAAATATAGAGGTGCTATAACAGAGAAGTTATTAGAAATGAAAAATGAAGCTGCTCAAGCTGCACAAGATATAGTACAGTATAATCCTGGTGAGCAAGGTTATCAAATGAATGTTGATATTATAAATAGAGTTAAAAACGCTATGAATAATATCAAAACACAGTTTGATCAATTTGGTACTGATAAAAAAGATTTTTTAGAAGATCATCAAACAAAAAACTTTTCTGCCGCAAATGATCCAGGTGGTAAGATGTATAACTTGTCACAACTATATACAGATAATTTAGATGTAAGAATAAGTGAAGATGGTAATTTATTTTTTAGTGGTGAAGGTGTTGAAGAGTTTAATTTAAATACTACAGGTAACGATGCTCCTTTTTCAAAAGCAAACGATGAAGCTAAACAGTTTTTAGAACTAAATAAAAGTATATATAACAGTGGTAAAGATATTAGTGACGCTGAAAAACAAATGCATCAAAATAAAATAGCTAACATTTTAGACACAGGTGGCTGGAACGTTACTCAATCTTTTTTAGCAGATGATTTATTTGGTACTCCATTAAATCAACAAATATCTACAGTTAATATAGATGGTAAAGATTATACGCTAGATCAAGCTATGGACATGGCAAACAGTAATGACACAAGTGTAAGTGTAGGTGCTAAAGAAGCTATAAACGATGCTGTAAAAGATCAACTTATGGTACATTTAAATAATTCAGCTACAAAAGGTAAAAAAGCTAATGGTACTGGTGATAGTGATGATGACTTTGCGTTTGATGATAGTGGAAATATAACTAGTTACTCTGAAGAAATAGTAGAACCTGCTACTGAATCAGGTGGTATTACGGTTCCAGAGAAAAAATATAAAATTTTCCCTACAGTAGAACACAGAACTAGCACTAATAAAGAGCTTAGACTTATGGACGGTAGATATGTTGTTTATGATACTTCAACACGAAGAGGCACATCTTCAATCTCAGCTAGCGCTGATAGCGCAACTATTAATAAGTTTTTGAAAAGACACTTTAAAGCAAAATAATATGCCGGAAACAAATATGATAGGTATTTTCCATGAAGGCGAGTATAAGCTGATAAAGGAAAAGGACCGAGGTAAATATGGTACTGCAGAAATACTGCCAGGTGTAACTGACAGAGCCAGCTTATATAAATATCGAATAGATAAACAAGGTAAGCTATCTCAAGATGAAATACAAGCCATAGAAACACAAGCTGATACTAAAGTTAAAAAGACTAGAATATTAGAAAAAGAACAGCTTAGAGGTGTTTCAGGTGGTATGGATTCTAAGTTTCCTGTTTACGGTATAAAATCAACTGAAACATATGAAGAGTTTCCATGGGAAGAGCTAGTAACTGATAAAGTTAGTAAAGAAGATGCTAGGAATATGTGGATAACACAAGCCAAGCAAAAGAAAAGAGCACAGAAAACAGAAGGTTTATTTGATACTATAGAAGATGAAGTACAACCATTTTTATCATTAGATGGTAGTAATGATGTAGCTGTATTTTTAAGTAAGTATGGTCCAGGTAACAAAACATTAGTACCTGTTAAGGACGAAGATGGCAATATAACAGGATATGAAAGACCTAAAACAGAATACGAACAAGTAAGAGCTGACATAAAGGCTAAATATGATCAAGAATTTAAAGTTAAAGAAACTGAAATAGTAAATCATATAGCAGGTATTAAAAACCGAAAAACACACATAGAAAACTTGCACGGTCAATTAACTGCGATCGAAAACACTCCGCAAGAACAAATCACACAAGACATAGTATTTAAACATAGAGAGCTATTAGAAGAGTATAGAGGTCATACAGCCGCTTTTCAAGATGAGCTTGATAAATTAGATACGTTGCAAGGTCAAGCTGAAGAAATAGCTGACTTAGGTGATTTATCAAAAAGATCTTATAACGAACTAGAAGTACCTATAATGAAGGTACAAAAAACAGCATTAAACTTAGTTAGTGGTCTAAGTCAAGTTGGTGCTGAATTAACACCGTACTCTATAATAAAAAGAACTACTGGTTTAGACTTAGCAGATGATAGCCAATTAGAGATGGTTCCAGATGCTCTTAAATCATATGTAAGAGCTAAAACAGGTGTTTATTTATATAAAGGTTTAGATAAGCTTTCAGACTACACGGCAGATGTTGCTGAAGAAATAGGTGGTCAAGCTAGAAAAAATATAGCTTTAGGTGATATAGATAGCTTAGGTGATTTTGGTGTATTTATGGTAGATCTATTTGCTGAACAATCTATAAACACAGCTGTTACACTATCTACTGGTGGTACTGGTTTAATGCTTGTTGCAGCTGGTGCTGCGGGTAATAAAATGTCTGAACTTAATATACGTATGGAGAACGGTGAAGATATAAGTGCTTTAAATTATTATGCTGGCTCAATGGGATTTGGTGTTGCAGAATATATAACAGAAAGAATTAGTTTAGGTCAAGCAAAAGGTATGTTAAAAGCTTTTGGTGGTTTTGGTAAAAACAACTTTAAAAAAGCATATGCAAAAGCTGCGGCTGGAAACTTAGATCTTACTAGAGAGCTACCAAAATATACGTTAAGGCAAATGAATGTTGAAAAAGCTTTAACAAACTACGCAATACAAGTTAACAGTGAAGGTATGGCTGAAGCAGGTGCTAGTATAATTCAAAACACTATTGGTAGATACATGTTAGATGAAGACGTTGATATATTTGATGGTGTTGGTGAGGCTTATATAACAGGTGCTTTAATGTCAGGTTTTGGTTTTCAAGCTCCAGTTGTAGCTAAAGACATGTATCAAAGCTTTACAACTGCTAAAAAGTGGAAACAGTTAAACGCTAATACACTTGAAGTTATTGAAATGCAAAATGAAATAGACAGGTTAGAAAAGCTAAATAAATTAAATCCTGGTTCTCAAAAAGCCGCAATATCACAGCTAAGAAAACAACAAGATGCTTTGTTGAGAATGAACTTAGATACAAAGTACGAAACAGAGACAAGAGTTGATAACATGAGTAACACTCAAAAGCGCCAAGCTGTAGAGTTAATGAGAGACGTAAGAAAGCTAAAAGCAGAAATAGATAATATAAATGCTAACAGCGATATGTCGCCAAAAATGAAATCAAAAGCTATAAACGAAAAGATTAATGAAATAAATAATCTAGAGTATCAACATGAAACACTTTTAAATAAAGCTCAATTGTTTAAAGATCAATACAGAACTAGTAAGTTAGTTATGAAAGACGCTGTATTAACTGGTAAAAATATAAATGTTGTAAAAGGTAGAGGTGTTGATAACTTGTTAAAAGATGCAAATGACAAGATAGAAGCTTCTAGCTTAACACCTGAGCAAAAAAACAGATTAAAGAGAAGAGTTGCTAAAGTAATAGTAGATGCTAAAGCTCAGGGCCATGATATTCATGGTTTTTCTATAAGCGAAGGTAATCAAAACTTTACTTTTCAAGATTTAACTATGTCTGAAAGAGGTGGTGGTTTAGGTAATGCTAGTGTATTTTCACATGAGCTTAGCCATCAAACATTGTTTAGATCAATAGTAGAGCAAGGTGGTGATTTAGTATCTATGGCTAATATGTTAGACAGTTATTTAAGAGGTAGATATAAAGGTTTATTTGAAGTTGTACAAGATGATCCAGCTTATAAAGAAATGAACGAAGCTAAAAGAGCTGAGGAAAAATTAGCTAGAGCTATAGACTTTATGAGAAAGTATGATTTAAAAGCAGATCAAACTATGCTTAAAGGTGCCTTAGACTGGTGGCAAGATACAACTAAAGATACAGATCAGTTTAATGAAATAAAAACTGGTAAAGATGTATTTGACATGTTACATAGTTTTGCTAGTGGTTTTGACGCTGGTGAAATATCTGGTGCTGCTTCTAGAGTTATGAGAGGTGAGGTTAAAATGGCACAAGCTACAGCTGCAGTACAGGAAATGCAAAAGAAAGATGGTGTTGACTTTTCTATGGGTAACGAACAATTGTTTGATCAAACAGAAAGATTACTAGGTATAACAAAAGATGCTGATGGTAATTTTTCTTGGGATGGTTTTGATATTAGTAAAGCTCAAGAAGCTGGCTTTGGTTGGGAAAACGAAATAAGAAGAAGATTTAAAAAGTATTCTAAGTTTTCAGACTACAGTAAATACATAGATGATATGGTTGCTGATATTGCATATGGTGATGTTAAAGGTGCTAGAGGTATAGTAGATATAATAAGAAGATGGAACCCAAGTGAAGGTAAACCTATAAGTGCTTGGATAAACGGTCAGATAGAACAAAAAATAGATGGTATACGAAAAAAGTATGGTGTTGGTCTAGACTTTAAAGTTAGCTTAGGTGATTTTACACCAGGTGAAATAGATAACATACTAGATAATAATAACTTTACACCTAACGAAAACAAAAGTAAAGTATCTAACTTAAACCTATCTAGTAGAGTTAAGATAAGACTAAAAGATGAATTGACATCTGATTTAGCTAAAACAATAGATGCAGCTGTAAAAGAATTAAATATAGATATAAAAGGTAAAGACTTTAAATCATTAACAGATGCTACGCCTAATCAAACACAAGAGATGTTTGGTATTAAACCAAAACCTGGTAACTTAACTAGAGGTGATATAACAAACGCTCAAGAGTTTATACAAGAAAATGTAGATGTATTAATACAAATGTTACCTGATGGTACTACTACAAGTGGTACTTCAACAGGCGTTCAAAAGGTTTTATTAGATAAGTTTTATACTAAAGGTGATAAAGTAAAGTATGCTAAAACAGGTAGTGCTGCTAATTTAACTGAGCAAATTAAAAATCCTGTTCCAGAACAATTTACAATACAACAAGTTACAAACGAAAACGGAGAGATAGTACAACAAAAAGTAGAGACTGAACCTTATAAAGCTTATAAAAAAGATTTCTTAGAGTACTTTGGTATTATAGAAGATGGTACTAACTTATATAAAAAAGAAACTAATGTTAGTGCTAGAATAAAAGCACTAGTAATGCAGACTGGTAAGATGTTAACTAATCAAGCTGTAAGAGATCAACAGTTGTTAGACGGTAGATCAGTAGATGCTCTTAAGTTTGTGTCTGATGGTAAGTCAGATGTTATGTTTAGTAAAACCATAAGAAAAATTGGTAAAACTAATTCTCAGCTAGCTATGGATATAGTAAATAAGCTAGCTTCATTAAACATTTCACCTAATGATCAAAATGAATTAGAAGCTACATTACCTGGCCACTTAGCTGAGTTTGCTTTAAATAAAGCTCAGGTAAGAGATATTGTAAAAGATATAAATGAAATATGGCAAAAGTATAATACATTTACACCGGCTGTATCTGCGTTAAACTTATCAGCAACAGAGTTATTTAAACAAGAAATAAAACAAGTAGCTAATCAAGATCCTAGCTCACCAATGTCGTTTAATGGTATAAATGGTTATGGTGGTTTAACAGGAACAGCTTTGTTTAATAACAAATCTTCTGTAGAAAGTGGTAGATCAGTGTTGGCAACTATGTTAAGCGAAGGCCGTATAACTAAAGCAGAGTTTAAAAGATATTTTGGTGGTATGTCTATAGCATCAAAAATTGGTGACGGTAGGTTTATACCTGTATCACCTGGTAGCACAGCTATAATGGACAACCCAAATTATAAAGCTGATAAAAAAAATACAAATAGATATGGTTTGTTTAATAATAAAGCAGATCTAAATGCTTTTATAGATTTACATAGTAAAAAAGATGGAGCTGATCAAGGTACTTTAAACAGTAAGGTTTATCAATTAAAAAACAAAAAGATGCCTACAGAAGCTGATCTTAATATAATGGTTGAGCAGTCAAGGCAAGACAATAAATTTTTAGGTAAGTTTGCTGATATACTAAAAGACATGCACGGTAAGAAATTAATATCGTCGTCGCAAGTAGCTACACTAATACAAACAATGAATAATAATCCTGGCTCTTTACTAAGAACTTCAGCTATAATGGATTTTGTACAAGAAGATTTAGTTGATGGTAAAATAGATCTTGAGCACATGACACCAGCTAAAGAAATTGGTTTAGCTTTATTTGAGTATGTAACTGGTAATTTAAATCAAACTGATTTTAAAAACAAGCTAGCAGGATATAGAACAGCTTTAATATCTACTAAAGCACATACAACTATTAATAAGTTTTATAAAGATTTTATGCCATCATGGTGGGATGGTACGCAAATGTCCTTGTTGAGATATTATAACCCATTTACAATAGGCAAGTTTAACGTAAAACTAAAACAACTTTCAACAGGTAAAGTAGTAGGTCCTGAAATAGTAAAAAATAAAAAAGCTTTTGAAGCTGCACAAAAAAATAATTTAAAAGCATTACAAGATACAGGTGTGATGTATAGCAAAAACTTATCACAGCAAGAGATAATAGATAAGTTAAACTTAGTTGATAAAGCTTTAGAGTTAGCTAAGAAAAAATCAAAAACAAGAAAAGGTATTAGTGTTTTAGACTTTGATGATACACTTGCTACTAGTGATTCTAAAATTATAGTTACAATGCCTGATGGTAAAGTAACTAAAATAACACCAGCTAAATTTGCTACAGACGCTGGCATACTAGAAGAACAAGGTGCTAAGTTTGATTTTAACGAGTTCAATGATGTTAAAGACGGTAAACCTGGACCTTTCTTAAAAAGAGCACTAGAGTTACAAAAGAAGTTTGGTAGCAAAGACATGTTTATACTAACTGCTAGACCAGCGGCTGCTGCACCTGCAATACAAAAGTTTTTAAAGAGTGTAGGCTTAAACATACCGTTAGAAAACATAACAGGTTTAGAAGACGGTAGCCCATTAGCTAAAGCAGATTTTATAGTAAGAAAAGCAGCTGAAGGTTATAATGACTTTTTATTTGCTGATGATGCGCTAGGTAATGTTAATGCTGTTAAAACAGTTTTAGATGTTGTAGACGTGAAGTCTGATGTGCAACAAGTAATGTTTAGTAAAGTAGATAAAATGTCTAAAGACTTTAACGATATGATACAAAGAGATAAAGGTGTTGTATCGGAAGCTAGATATTCAGATGCTGTTGCTAGAATAAAAGGCGCACAAACAGGTCAGTTTACTTTTTATTTACCACCAAGTGCAGAGGACTTTATGGGTCTTATGTATAACTTTTTAGGTAAAGGCAAGCAAGGTGATCTTGATATGCAATGGTTTAATGATAACTTAATGAAACCATATCAAAGAGGTATAGATGCTATGAACGTAGCTAAACAAAAAATAACAGAAGACTATAGAGCGTTAAAGAAATTATACCCTGACGTTAAAGAAATATTAAACAAAGAAATACCAGGTAGTGTATTAACACATGAACAAGCTGTAAGAATATATTTATGGAACAAAGCTGGTCATAAGATACCAGGAATAGCAGCTAGAGATTTAGCAGCTGTAAATAAAGTTATGGAAAATAATCCTAACTTACAGTTGTTTGCGGAAAGCATAATACCTATAGTTAAAACAAGTAATTATGTAGAGCCTGGTAATAGCTGGGTAGCAGAAACTATACTTACAGATTTACAAGCTATAACAGGTAAGATAGGTAGAAAACAATATTTAGCTCAGTTTGAAATGAACGCTGACATAATATTTGATAAAGATAATTTAAATAAAATAGAAGCTTTATATGGTAAACCTATAAGAGATGCTATAGAAGATTCTTTATTTAGAATGAAGTCTGGTAGAAATAGAAACTTTGGTAGCAATAGATTAATGAATGAGTTTCAAGACTGGATCAATGCTTCTGTTGGTGCTACTATGTTCTTTAACTTTAGATCAGCAACATTACAGTCTTTATCTACAGTTAACTTTTTAAACTGGTCAGATAACAATCCACTAGCTGCTGCTAAAGCATTTGCTAATCAACCTCAGTTTTGGAAAGACTTTAGTATGATATTTAATTCACCTAAATTAAAACAAAGAAGAGGTGGTTTAGAAATAAACGTACAAGAAGCTGAAATGGCAGCTGCAGCTAAAAAAGGTGGTGTGAAAGGTGTTATTAACAAACTATTATCAATAGGTTTTACACCGACAAGAATAGTTGATAGTTTAGCAATATCATTAGGTGGTGCATCAATGTATCGTAATAGAGTAAATAAATATATTAAAGAAGGTTATACACAAGAAGATGCTACTAAAAGAGCATTTGAAGACTTTTCTAAAATATCTGAAGAAACACAGCAATCATCTGATCCATCTTTAATATCAGCAATACAAGCTAGTCCAATGGGTAGATTTTTATTTGCTTGGCAGAATACACCTTTCCAGTATAACAGGTTAATGAAAAAAGCTGCAAGAGATTTAATTAACAGAAGAGGTGATCCTAAAACACATATTAGTAAAATAATATATTATGGAGCTGTACAAAACTTTATATTTACAGCTATGCAAAATGCTTTATTTGCTTTACTACCAGGAATGCACGGTGATGAAGAAGAAGATGAAGAAAGAGAAGCAAATAGAATTATGGGTAAAAAGGTTAGAGTTATAAACAACATGACAGATACTATATTAAGAGGATCTGGTTTACCTGGTGCTGTTGTATCTACAGTTAAAAATATATTAATGACTTACAAAAAGCAAGAAGATAAATCTTGGGGTACTGATCATGCGTATACTATAATTGAAGCTATTAACTTATCTCCACCATTAGGCTCTAAAATAAGAAAGATGTACTCATCACATAAAACAATGACATATGAAAAAGATGTTATTGCTGCAAGAGGATTTAATTTAGATTCACCTATATACAGTGTTATAGGTAGTATGGTTGAAGGTACAACAAATATACCTATGCAAAGAGCTGTTAACATATTAACAAATACATACGCTGCATTAGATTCAAGACATAGAGCATGGCAAAGAGTTGCTATGGCTATGGGCTGGAGTAGCTGGGATGTAGGTGTTGAACCTTTCCCTGAGCATGACTTAATAAAAGATCAAGCAAAAGAAAGAAGAAAACAAGAGGGTATTAAGAAAAGAAAAGAGACTGTAAGTACATTTAACGCACAGAAGAAGATTATAGAAGAAAGAATGCCTGACAACGTATACAACTATTACAAAAGTCTTTCAATAAAAGAAAGAAACGAATTTATAAGAAACGAAATTGAAAGATTAAAAAAGAGAGAAAACGAGTAATAATTAAAGAATAAACCACTCTACTATGAAAAAACTACTATTAATTGTAGCATTGTTAATTTCTAGCAATGCTGAAGCACAATTTTTTAAAGAATTATACAAAGACTTTCTTAAGTACGGTACTTTTTATGCTGCTGGTAATATCGAAAACTCCAGACTAGTACAACCAAACTATTTCATACGTACAGACCCAGAAGATTTTTATGGCATACCTCAAGTAGAGGATAGAGCTAATTACCATCCATTTAATTATAGATATGGTTTTGGTATACGTAAACTAGCTAGATTTGATTATGAAATAAAACCTGGTAATTTTTGGACAGGTGATCAGCAAGTAGAAAGACAAATAGGTTTGTCAGCACCAACGTCAGCTGTACAAGGGCTAGAATATTTACTACATTGGGAAAAAGAAAGATTTAACGGCGCACAGTTTGATAACAAAAGATTATTTGTTAGACATACTGGCGACTATCACATAGCTAAGTTTGAAGCAAGAGAAACAGGTAAAATAGATTTTCAATATATATCTGGTGAATTAAGAGCCAGGTTACCTATAGGTAAGAAGTTTAGTATATCTGCAGGTGCAATATATAGAACTCATCAACGTCCTTATGGATATAATCCAGTAGAGATATGGTTAAATGAAATGGACGAAGATGGTAACGCTGTAAACCCATGGTATACTCTAGGTTTTGAATATGGTTACGATGATGTATATTACTCACAAAATGATGAGTATGGTAATGCAACATATGATTGGTATTGGGTTAATGAACAAGGAGATATTGTAGCTTATACTGATGCAGATTTTAGAGACAGGATAATGCCTGGCTTGTTAAATCGATATAATAGAGAAGCTTGGGCTGATCTAGATGCTTTTGGTGAAGTTGCACCTATCATCGGTATGGACTTTTACCATTACAAAAACAACTTCTGGCTTCATGCTTATGGTAGCTGGATATTACCTTATCATAAATATGTACAGGGTAATGAAGATTTCAGCTATTTACATAGAAACAGCTGGGGTAAAGGTGGACATAATGATACATTAGATGGTGAACAATGGAGTGATTACCAAGCTGGTTTGGTATTAGGAGTTAAAGTTAGCAAATCAATTGGTTTGTTTATTGAAGGCGAATATACTAAATTCTGGGACACAGAAATGTTTAACTCAAACTTTGGAATTAACTACACATTCAGATAACATGGCAAAAGAACTAAACGAAAACCACAAAATAGGATTAGATATTGATGGAGATGGCAAACCAGACTTTGCTTTATCATTAAAAACAATAGGTGCATTGATATTTGGTATTATATCTTTGGCTGGTGTTTGGTTTACATTGAAAGCAGATATAGAAGAAGCTAAGAAACTACCAGCACCTGTTATTGATAGAGTAGAGTATGATCTAAAAGACGAGTTGATACGCCAGACCATAATGGACACTCAAGATGACGTAGAAGAAATAAAAGAAAGTCTTGAAAAAATTGACGAAAGACTTTACGAATTACAAAAACAAAGATAATGAAGTACTTAATTTTAATTTTAATTCCATTTATATCGTTCTCACAAGTAGATGTACCAGACGAATATTGGATAGATGATTCAAACTTTGAAGAAAAAATTAAAGAACACAAAGCATTTGGTGATGATGACAGTAAACCTGTTGTAGTAGAGTTTTGGGCTAAGTTTAATGATATAAATTGTTTTGCTGAGTGGAATAAACTAAAAGATGTTACATATTACAGGGTTGATATAGCAAAAGCACCAGAAGCTAAAAAAAAGTATAGAGTCCGTATGGCACCTACAATTATAGTATTTAAAGGTGGTATAAAAGAAACAGTTTTTAAAGCAGGCTTAGACCTTGAATTACCTGTAGGCTTAGAAGAAATTCAAGAAAGTATTAACGAAGTCAATCAGGCTTCTAAATTTTAAAACTATGTGTCCATTTTGTGAAATATGTATTTGTAAATAATTAATTATGTGGAAATTAACAAAAGAATATTGGAAAGATATGTGGGTATTACTATGGAGTAAAACCACTGTAGATGATATTATCTTAGCTAAAGCTAAAGAAATTAAAAGTAAAGCTAAAGAAATAAAGAAAATTATTAAGAAGTGAAAATAAGTAAACACGTTAGTTACAAGGAAGGTGTATACAGTATAACAGCTATAAGGCTAGGTTTAAAAAATGATCCCTCTGATGCTCATTTATTAAACATGAAGCTTATCGCAGAAAAAGTATTTGAACCTCTTAGAATGCACGTGGGTGGTCCTATAAAGATTAATTCGTTTTATCGTGGACCTGAACTTAATAAAGCTATTGGTGGATCGTCAAAATCACAGCATTGTCACGGACAAGCAATGGATATTGATGATACTATGGGTAACATGTCTAATGCTGATATGTATAAGTTTATAAAAGAAAACTTAGATTACGATCAGATGATATGGGAATTTGGTGACGATAAAAATCCTGATTGGGTTCATGTAAGTTATGTAAATCCTGAAGCAAATAGAAATAGATGTTTGAAAGCTTACCGCGAAGGTGGTAAAACAAAATACATGGTAATATGACAGATTCACAAAGAGATAAAGGTAGAGCAATATCAGTATCAATATTATTATTGATAATACTCATAGCTATGTTTACTAGTTGTACTGTTTATAAACAACCTCACATGAAAATAACATCTGTATTAGCTGTTACAGCTGAAGGTGATACATTAAAGTTACCTATAGATGTTATAAGACCTATTTATAACTATAATACCTATCCAACAAATAGATACCCTATAGGATATGGACATAATACTTTTTATTATAATCCACATAGGTATAAACCTGTTTATGGTAATAGTAATTATAAACCTATTGGTAATAGTAATACTAGTAATAATACACCAGTAAATACACAAACAGTAAAACCATCTGGCTCAGTAGTTACACCACCAACGCCAGTTAATCCTAGAAAAAAGAATTGATATGAAAGATACAATGAAAACTTCGCCTTTAAAAAAGATTAGCGCTGCTTGTAAAGCTGCGGCAAAACGTAAATTTAAAGTTTGGCCTAGTGCTTATGCTTCTGGATGGGGTGTAAGATGTACAAAAGCTGGTGGTCCTGGTAATTACGGAGGCGGTAAAAAGAAATAATATGAGTTACAAACAACCTTTTTCTTCACCTTTATTAAAGAGATGTTGGCCAGGTTATTCACCTGTTCCAGGTAAGGCTGCATATAGTAAAGGTAGTTGTAAAAAGAACTCACCAGCTAAAAAGAAACAAAAAGGTGGTGGTACTACTAAAACTTGTTTACCTGCGGCAAAGATAAGAAGTATGTCACCAGAAAAAAGAAAACAATTAGTTAACGCTAAAAAATCAGCAGGAGCTAGTGGTAAATATAGAAGATCATCTAAAACAAACGTAAAAGGTGCTAGAAAAAAAGGTGCTACATTACGTGACTGGTTTCAAAAAGAAGACTGGAGAAGAGTAGATGATCCTAGTAAAAAATGTGGAGAATAATATGACTTGGTTACAAAGATTAAAAGCAAAAAGTTCAACGTGTCCAGAGTGTGGATATAGTGGTTTTGATAATGTTCAATCACCACTAAAACACTGTGGTTGTGGTATTATAGGACCTAAAAAAATAGGTGCTGCTCCATATCCTAAATCACCTGCTAAAAAAAGTAATGAACCTAGAAAAACTACTAAAGGTAAAGGTAGAAACTTTAGAACTGTAGAAGAAGGTGCTGGTATGACAGCTGCTGGTGTAGCTGATTATAAAAGAAAAAATCCAGGTAGTAAATTAAAAACAGCTGTTACTGGTAAGGTTAAACCTGGTAGTAAAGCTGCTAAACGTAGAAAATCTTTTTGTGCAAGATCAAAAGGCTGGACCGGTGAAAGAGGTAAAGCTGCACGAAGAAGATGGAAGTGCTAATCTTGTTCTGATTGAGGAACTATCTTTGATGTCTTAGTAAATTTAGGTTTTGATTTAACTAACTTTGCGTTACCCATCCAACCTGTATATTTTATCTGCTGCTTATCTAAATTAGTTAGTACATACCAAGTTACTAGCTTTTTCTTACATAAATTCACAACATAATTTCTTTCCATATTAGAATCGTGAGCCGACCTATCTAATACATAACAAGGTAGATGCCAACTATGTGGCTTACAATTACTCTGTCTACCTTTCTTATCCCTAACTTTTATATCAACTTGTTTAGTAAAAAAATCAAAGCCTATAAGGTGTATACTACTATATGTTTTTATTTGTTCCATAAACCATAGTAAACTTATAAAGCCAGCGCTAGGTCTACATTCATTTGGGTCTAACATATCTTTGTTAAACCTATTCTTCATTATATCTATAATTTCTTTATCAGTATACATTTGATCGTACTTCATACCTTTTGGTAAACGATCTTCTAATATCCAGCTCTTTAATTTAAAATTACCTCTACATCTATTAACTAGTATTTTAGTATCTTTATATCTACCAGTATTAAACTCTTCTTTTAGTCTAGTATAAGCAGGTGATCTAAACTGACCTGTGATCCATATATCAGTCTTATTACCTACTAACTTTCTATGTGCTTTGTTAGCTTCTATAGCTGCACCAAATCTAACAACAATATCAAAGCCGTCTATAAACTTTGCATTATTGTAATTCATCATTTCTACAGAGTTGCCAACAAATATTACTGACTTACCTTTTACAAACTCTCGTATACTTTCCACCATTCTAAAGATTTTTCTGAATTTTTATATTTATCAAACCAAGGTCCACCATTAGTATAATGTAAAGCTTTAGCGTTAGTACAATCATAATGACCTACTAAACAATTATATTTCTTTGGTATACTACTAACACATTTATTACAAGCCCATTTAATTTGATGAAGCTCTGCTGGAGAAGCATTGTCTAAATATTCTTTAACAAGTATATCTTTAAATCCTTCGTTTTTAAATACCATTAAGCTAGACCAGTTTTTTCTAGGATAGGTTTTATTTACAATACCGTCCATTTTAGTGCCAGTAGCCTCATAATCATCGTGCATAACCACACCTAGTTTGTGATTATCCATATAATCTAATAACTCTTCTGGATTACATTTCCATAAAAAATCATTATCACAAAACATAGATATACCCTTGTAATCACTTAACAACGGTACATAAAATCTAGTAAACGAAAACTCTGTTGATTCGCCTTCAACATCTTCTCTGCTATACACTCCATCGCGTATCAGTTTCTTTTTATCTAGTATTTGTATATCACCTTTAAACCCGTTGTCTCTAATAGACTTTATACAAACATCTGTTGCTTGCGGGTATTTACTATCGTGTCCTATAAATATTTTCATAATTCTAATAATATATTTCCAAAGTTATCTAGCTCAACCATATTAGATCCGTCACTCCAAGCAGCGCTAGGATTTGGATGTACTTCAAAAAAGTAACCATCAACATCTAATGCTTTAGCTACTTTAGCTATTGGTAACGTATATTTAGGTTGGCCAGCTGTTTTATTACCTGAGTTAGGTTTTTGTACTGAGTGAGTACAGTCCATTATAACAGGTACACCTAAATCTTTCATATCAACTATTTGTCTAGGATCTACAACTAAATCACCCATACCAAACATACTACCTCTTTCTGTTAGCCAAACATTTTCGTTACCTGTGCTTCTAACTTTATTTACAGCGTATACCATATTTTTACCGCTTATAAACTGACCTTTTTTAATGTTTACAATTTTACCTGTTTCACCTGCAGCAACTAATAAATCAGTTTGTCTACATAGGTAAGCAGGTATTTGAATTATATCTACATATGGTTCTAGTTCTTTTGCTTGCCAAGGTTCATGTATATCAGTTGTTATTTTATCTATACCAAACTCTCTAAGTGTTCTAAACATAAACTTAGCTTCACTTATACCTATACCTCGTTTAGAGTGTACAGAAGTTCTATTAGCTTTATCAAACGATCCTTTAAATACATAATCAAAACCATCTTGATCTGCTAGGTATTTACAGTTCTGAGCTATCATGCTAACCGTTGACCAGTCTTCAAGACTGCACGGGCCAGCTATCAATATCTTCTTGGGTGTTAATTTCGATTCCATTGTATTCTGTTTTAACTACATTAAATTTATAATAACCAACCATACGGTTTTGTTCTAAGTTTTCTATAGGATATTTATCATGAAACAAATCATACACTTGTAATATCCTTGGTGTGTAAACATATATACCTAAATGTCTATCACCATAACCTATATTAGATCTTGTAAACCATAGAGCTTGACCATAGTTGTGTATAACTTTTACATCGTCAGGTTTAGCACCTTCTGTATAAGCTGTTAACACATCAAAGTTACCAGTCTTACACTCTCTAAATATAGGCTTCATAGTCCAAGCATCTATATCTATCATATCACCTTGTATGTTTATTATATAATCATACTTTTGTAATTTATTATAACACTGAGCTATACGCTCTGTACCATTTTTTGCTCTATTTGTTTTTAACAACCATTTAACTGGTATTGTATTTGCTATTTTAGTACTGTCTGTTGCGACATATGTATCATAGCCAAATGAACGTACTTTATCAAACACAAGTGCTATTAAAGGTTTGTTATTAAACTTCTTTAACATCTTGTGCTTGACTCTAGTACTATTTAGTCTTGCTGGTATTACTATAGCTATTTTCATATCTTAGTACCTGCTGTTCTTCTAATTATATCATCGTGATTAAACTCAGCCCAATATAATTCAAAAGCTACGCCATCTTCAATACCTTCAAACTGATGTATCTTACCAGGTTTAACCATAGTAAAATCACCTGCTTCAAGTATTGTTTCATCTAGCAAGCCTTGATCTTCTTGCCAAACTCTGACAAGCATTTTGCCGGACTCAACAAAAAATCCGTTCCACTTAAATCTATGCTCATGTTCAGAGCATTTAAATCCTTTATTAAATTCTATTCGGTGAAACTCTAATACTCCATTTTTATGGACCATTTCTGTTTTACCCCATATTTTTCCTGCTTTCATATTTTTTTATTAAAGTAAGGTTTAGACCATCTTGCTTTGTTCATAAGCCTAGCTGGTCGTTTAATTGTTGCGGTAGGTAGTTCAGGTAACCAATTATACCACTTACGTCTACTGTTGCTACCACCTACTGAAAACTTTTCTAATGATTGATTTTTCTTATTTGTAAAATGAATACTTAATAGTATTCTTGGTCCAAGTGTTTCTACCTTGTGAAACATACCTATAGGTATATAAAGTAAATCACCTGGTTCTAAAATAAACTCATCTAATATTTCTTTATTATCAAAGTTTTTATACAAAGTCCATTTAACTCTACCGTGTTGATGAAACAAAAAGTTTTCTGTACCATCTCTATGAGGTGGAAATGACTTTGAGTTTGCTGCAGGCGAAGCATACACGTTTACTTGCCCGCGATCAAAATACTTTTCTAGCTCAAAACATATATCAACTAACTTTTTGCTTTGATACTCTGCAAAGGGTAAAACAAATGATTTACCTTTTGTCCATAGAGTATGTACCTCTTGTTTGCTTAACATGGGTTGTTTTAGTTTTTTATGTTTATCTAAACACCATCTTTCATCTTTATCGTTATAGTTTAATATCTGTAACGATTTTACATCAGGATATTGATTTAGATATTTATCTAACTGCTCAAAAGTATATAAGTCTTTAAACTTATTTCTTCTTATAACTAAATGTTTTTTCTTCCAATAAGTACTAAAGAAAGTTTTTACATCTATTGGATCTAATATTTGTTCTATACTAACCATCACAACTTAAACAATTTTCATCAGTAGCTTGTCTAGCTATATCACCTCTAAGTACTGATTCGGTTCTCATATAATATAATGTTTTTATACCTTTCTTCCAAGCTTCTAAATGAACTTTGTTTATAAACTTAGGATCTGCTTGCGCAGGAAAAGCTAAGTTTAAACTAACAGACTGGTCTATATACTGTTGTCTTATACCAGCTTGATTAACTAAGTCTAGTTGATTTATTTCCTTGAAAGTTTTGAATACTTCTTTGATTGGTATGTCGTGATCGCCCAACGTAATTTTCTCTAATTGTTTTATGCCTTGTATTGAACCACCGTCTTCCAAAATTTTGTTCCATATTTTATCCGTGTTTAAATTATGTTCTTTTAATACTTCTACTAGCGTAGGATTTTTACGTATGAAAGTACCTTTAGCACTCTGGTCAGTAAAGACGTTAGCAGCCCAAGGCTCAATACCAGGACTGACATTACCAGATAGTTTACTATTACTAACAGTAGGAGCAATAGCTCTAAGATGGGTGTTACGAAATCCAGTACCAATACACCATAAAGGTTCTCCGTACTCTTCCGCAAGCGCCATACTTGCTCTTTCACTTTCAATTTTAATTTGGCTAAAAATCCTTCTTGTTTCATATTGTGCTAATAATCCTTCAAAAGGGTAACCTTTTTGTTGTAAATAAGTATGCCAACCTAAAACACCTAAACCAAGTGCTCTACCTTTTTCAGCAGATCTTACTGCGTTTTCAAAGCCCCTTCTATTTTTTGCTTTTTGTATAAATTCTTCTAATACACCATCTAAAAACCATATACTATCGTATATTATATTTGAGTCTTTCCACTCATGATATTTAGCTAGGTTTAAACTAGATAAACAACATACGAAACTATGGTTTTCATCTGTGTGCAATACTATCTCTGAACATATATTAGTCATAAATACTTTCAGAGCATTATCCTTATATGCAGCAGGGTTGTTTTTATTTACATTACCCTTGTACATTATATAAGGTTCACCAGTTGCCTTACGTTTCTGTAATAGTTTACCCCATTTACGTCTTGCAACTTTATCACCGTCTCTAAGTTTACGCATAAACTTATCACCGATTACAGTACACTGATGTAGGTTTAATGATTGTCTATTAATATCACCTTTAGGTTCTCTTATTTCTAACCAGTCTTCCCAATCGCTGTGTTCTATATTTAAATTAACAGATGCAGCACCTCTTCGTACAGCACCTTGATTAGTGGCTAGTATGCTAGAGTCATATATCTTACAGAAAGGCACAACACCATCTGATGTACCGTTCATTGTAATCTCAGCACCTGATGGTCTGATTTGATTTATGCCTATACCTACACCACCACCGTGTTTAGCTAACAGCATCATCTCTAAGTTTTTCTTACCTATGTCTTGTATGCTATCAGCTACATCAATACCAAAGCACGAGATCGGTAATCCTTTCTCTGTGCCTAGGTTTGATAATACAGGTGAAGCCAAACATAACCAACCGTTCCATATATACTCAAAGAATTTATCTTTAAGCTCAGGCTTTCTAAGTCGCATGGCTACCGTAGCAGCTACTCGTTCATATGCTTCTCTTGGTGTTTCGCCGTTAAATAAATAACCACCTGTAATTGTTTTCTTATATACATCTGCGTCTGCCCACTCAGGGTAATCAACGCCTTTTTTCCATCTATTACTCCACATGTTATCCTATTAAATGTTTTGTCCAAGCTATTAAACCATTAATGTTTAACGCTACTAAATTCCATTGCTTTCTTGTCGCAACTTGTATTAACACGCATAAAAAACCAGCTATATATAATTTAGGTTCTAACGTCCAGTGCGCTGATAATAAACAGCCAGCACCAAAATAACCTATCCTACTAGCTAGTTTTTCACCTGGTGTTAATCTTTTACTTCTTACTAAAAGTTTTAAATACTTCATTTTTATTCCCATATATCTTCAAAATCCTCTCCTTCGTTGGCTTTAGAATAATCAGTTGGTCTAATAGCAAAAAAGTCTGTATGTGTATGACCACCTGTAAGATGATAAAACCAGTCTAGATTTTTTGCTGCTTCTTTGTCGTATTTAAACTCTTTTGAAAGTTCTTTATATCCAAGCTCTTCAAGCTTTTCATTTAATCTTTTCTTTATAAACTGTTTAAGATCATATGCTTTTAAACCTTCTATATCTCCCATCTCAAACATCTTATCAATATAGTTCATTTCAGCATCGTGCATAACATGAGCAGCTTCAACAATGTGTGGTTTGCAAGTCTCTTTTAAAAAGTCTTTTTCTTGACACATGTGTCTATATAATTGGCAACCCATTTTACTATGCAATGATTCATCTCTTACTGACCATTTCATTTGTTGGCCAATACCCTTGAGTAAATTACGTAGCTGAAAGCTGTAAAGTACTGCAAAAGCAGAATATAAAGATACTCCTTCTGCGAAAGCAGAAAAAATAGCCAGTGATCTACCGATCTCAACAGGATCGGAGCCACTATATGAAACGAGATTATCAAAACGCTCAGCCGTAGCTGGCTCATGTAAAAACGCTTCAAAGTCTTCAAGTCCCAGTGTTTCATTTAAATAACTATAAGCTACAGCGTGTATTGTTTCTTGTGAGCCGAACATCATAGCCATTTGCTGTATCTCATGTTTTGGAAACCATGATACGACTTTCTGAGTCCAATAATCAGATACTGCACACTCAGTTTGTGCGAACCCTAATAGTATATTACCTACTAAGTTTTTCTCTGACTTTGTTAGTTTTTCGTTCCAGTCCTTTACATCACCACTCATTGGTATCTCTGTGTGTAACCAAAACGCTTGAGCTTGTTTTAGCCAACCGTCTGTGTAATACTCAGGGTACTCAAAAGGTTTGTAAGGTATACGTTCATCAAATAATCCCATTTTTTTAATAATAAAAAGTTAAACAAATATCAAAAACAAACACGTAAAATACGTGATCTATCTTTGAGTTCTCTTGGTCTGGATAATTTCTATACCCAAACAGTAAGCCTTCAAAAAGGCCAAAACTTAATTCCCATTTTTTCATATTATCTACCTTGTCCTCTGTAGGCAGTACCATTATAGTACTTGCCTGATTTTTGTTTTGTGTGTCTGTTTTTAGAATGTACTCCAGGCCTTTTCTTTTTAGCTTGTTTTCTATATGCTACTAAGTTTATTTTTCTAGCCATTATCTTTTAAAATTAATTCTACAGTTCTGTCACACTCTCTTTGATTTTGAGGTTTATAAAGTGTAGAGTTTAAGTTATGCTCTGCATAATGTTTAAATAACTTCCAACGCATTGGAAATGATTCGTTAGCTCTACCTTTACACTCTATTATAAAACCTTTTCCTATAAAGTCTGGAGTATATTTTATTGGTAATATCTTTTTATTACCTCTATCTTTATACTCGCCTTTTCCGTTAGCACATCTTTCAATACAAGTCTTTGTTAAATCAAAGCCTTGAAATATAGTATATGTGCTACCTTCGTAAGCTGCAGGTATTTTAGCCTGCTTTAATGCTTTATACATATATGCTTCTAATCCGCTTGCAAACTTAATCCCGTCAACAGTAGTTTTCTTACTGACAACAGGACCTCGTTTTTTTCTTCTAACCTTTCTTCTCATCTTCAATACATCTTTTAGCAGCTTCGATATACAACAACGCATCCATTATCTCTTCTTGTACATCATTTAAGAAGTCTAGAAGATTTTTATCTTTACCTTCTATTTCTTCATGCATCATAGCTCCATACTTGGCTTGGCCAATTAAGCTACGTTCGTCCATCTTCCTTAGTACTGATCGTACTACCTTATCTTCTGTTTTAATCTGCATCTTTGACAAATGTTCCATTAACCATTTTACCAGTTCGTTTCGATATTACGTTGTATGCTTCTGCTATACACGTTTCTATGTTCACGTTGTTTAAATGTGCTAGGTTAGTTAATACTACAACCATATCACCAATAGCATCAATTACTTCTGCTTGGTCTTTTTCTAGTGTAGCTTTAGCTAGCTCACCCATTTCTTCTTGTAGTTTGATTAATTGAGTTTTTGTATCACCCTTATCGTATAAGCCTCTTTCATCAGCCCATTGTCTAATGTTCTCAAACATTTTTAAAGGTTTCTTAGAGCATTTAACTGGAGTTGGTTCTGCAAACACATCATTGTTGTCGTAAAACCTTGCAAATGCTTTATTGTATACATAACTTCTTTCTGTATTAAACATAGAAGTTTTAACGTTTTTCATTATCCAGCCAATAGTCTTAGGTGTTATATCTAACTGACCGTGATCAGTTTTCCATTTCATACCTATGTTATCGAACAATTGACCTTTTAATTTATCCACTGGACATGGAAACGTTGTAGTCTGTTCAGTTATATTTATATTCATATTTGATTTTGGTTTAAGGTTTTTATATGGCACCATATCTACACGGTAACCATATTCTCTTTGTAATGTCCTCTCTTTTGCTGATACATAATCAACATCTTCAGAGGTTTCTAGTACTTCATATTCATCTGGCCCATAACCTTGCTGAACTGTGACCCGGTTATTAAGATCACAGGTAACACCGATTTTTTTACCAGGAATATGATAAATATAATACGTCATAATTTATCATTATATAAATGCATGTTGTGTGCGTGATGGTAATACCATCCGACGTCAATAGACAGTCTCTCTGCAACTAATTTTTGTAACATACTAAAACAGTATTGATCATTACAGAAACCGTACCAGATGTCGTTAGAACGCATATAAACAGACATATTTAGTTTATCATCAATAATTGTAAATTGAACAGCATAAGTACAAGGGGTATCTTTCTTGTATTGGTCATGCTCTTTACAATCGTATATACTAATCGCTGCGTGTCTAGTATCTTTGTTTTTTCTTAGCTTTTTGATAACGTATTCTAATTGATTTTCACGTTGCCATTGCCAACCATAATTACTATTTACACAACCTTTGCGATTAGCCATTTTTACCCATATTGGTGGTATCTTACCATATATAGACCCTAGCTTTGATATGCTATTGTCACCTGATAAATACCATTGCCATTCAGCTTCTGCATATTCATATTTCCAGTCTCTAAACTTATTATGTATATGATTATCTAATGGATTTTCTAATGTAAAACCTACATTAAATAAAGCCTTAGTATTATCAAAGTCTATACCTGTTGTTTTTAACTCGTGTAATATACAGTTAAAAGCTTCGTTAGCATTATAAAATTTATTTCGCATACTTCTTATAATAAAATAATTTATATTCAAATACCTTTTCCCATATTGTAGTCGGACCGTAAGGATCAGACGTACCTAATAATCTTCGGTTAGGGTATTTACCTTTTTCAATATCTACAACCCATATACGTTCGCCATATTTAATAGCTCTTGGAGTTATACATATATCGTTTTTATGACACCATGTGCTAGCTTTCATTTCTTCTGTGCTAGGGGTATAACTACCCATGCCATACTTTTTATTCCCACGGAAGGCCGCTGTCATTCTTTTCGTCTAATACATTAACTTGCGGTACAAAAGAACCTGACTTAGGTTCCCATGTGAAAAATGCTTCGGCACCGTTTTCACCTAGGTTTTGAAACTTAACTTTTAATACTTTTACTTTAGTATTTTTAGCTTCATAATCTCTGTGTACTAGTAAACCGTGATAACTTGCATCATACCATTCGCCACCACCCTTTATGTTATACATATTAGGTTCTACCATCTTACCGTTTTCTCTTGGCATCTTAGTCGGATGAGCTACTATAAATGTTAAAACATCATACTTTTTACAAAACGATTCTATCTTAGATAGATAATCCATAGTATATCTGTTGACATCATCTGACACCGCGTTTGTATCTCTTACTTTGTTATACGGATCTATAACCAGGCATTTAATACCTTTACGTTTAACTAGCTCAGCGCCTTTACGTAGTACTGACTCTAAACTATATTTATCCATATCAATGAAATAAAAGTTATCATTTACATGATCTGCTACTTGATTCCACTTACCACCACCTATGTCGTGTGGAGATGGCATATCACCCCAACACTTACGCATTAACTTGTGAGTATGTAGATATATTGGCTGGTTTTCAGGACTAGCAAATGCAGTCTTCCAACCATACATCTTGTTATAACCTACAACCATTTGATCGACAAAATCAGATTTGCCACTACTAGGAATACCAGTAACAGTAATAAACTGTCCAGTATAAGTGCTGAATATTTCGTCAAAATTCTTGAGGCCAACTTGGAAGCCCGGTTTAAAACCGTGTTTAACAAAGTCTTTAAGGTCATTTTCTACGTTTTTAAGTGTTGTTACATTTTCTAATGGAACTTGTTGAGCATCGTGTATAGCACTGGCCAAAGCCTCTTTGCCATGTTTGATCAAGTATTCATTAGCATCTTTACAGTCTAGAAAATCTACAATATAACAGTTTTCAGCACCTAGTCTACGTATAAACTCTTGTTTAAGCATTTGACCAGGTTCATCTGCATCGACAGCTAGTATAATTTTTTCTTTGTCATCAAAGTAATCTATACAGTTGTCTAGATAATCTAGGTTGTTGTGATTTAACGTTGCACCGTTAGGTACAGATATTACGTTAGGCACACCTGCCTCGTGTAATGATAGAGCATCTATCTCACCTTCTACAATAACACAGCTTTCATGATTAACAATACTGTTAATATTATAAAATACTTTTTCAGCACCTTTATATAACTTAAAGTTTTTAGCACCGTCTCTATATTTTATATTGATAAGCTTGTTACCCATAAAGTAATTAAACTTTATCGTGTTCTCTTGCTTGCCAGTTTGAGGCATAAACTCAAGGCCTTCAGAGACATTTAAATCCTCTAAAGTACCTTGAGATATTCCTCTTGACTTAAACCATTCTACAACTTTACTACTGGGTGCTTTGTGAGTTTTTGTAGAGAAACTCGGGCGAACGTATTCACGATCGCTAGTACCCTTACGTTCGTAAGTATGTAGCTGATAAGTTGAATTACAGTTGTGGCAAGTACCGAGACCACGTTCCCAATCATAACTAGAGCATTTAAGCTTCTGGTTCTTGGGTTTCCTGTCGTGAGAACACAGAGGACAAATCCCCTGTGTCTTACCCACTTCTAGGCCATATTGATTGAACTGGTCAATCTTAAATCCATTGATCTCTCTTTCTTCTACTTGCATCTATAATATTTAAAATGGTAAATCATCTACTGGTGCAGCTGCTGCAACTGGTGCTGCTTGAGCTGGCTGATCTTGTCTTGGAGCAACGCCAACATTATTGTCGTTAGTCCATACTACTTTCACATTACCGAGGTAAACCTTTTCAGTCTTAGCTTCTCTTTCCTCTTTCGTTTGTTGAACGATAACAGGTCCGTTGTTACCAAACTGATCTAGTTCGTCGTTAAGTGTAATAGTAATTGGTAAGTATTTACCTTTCTTACCTTCGATAATTTTATCTTTAGGTATTTTAGTAAGGTCAATACTTGTAGCTATTATACTCGCCATATTAATAAGTATTTAATTGGTTAAACATTCTAGACATTTGAGCTTTTGTAGCTCCTGTGCCTCTTCTTAAATTATCAACAGCTTTTACGTGTGATTGATTTGCATAAAAGTTATTGGTACTCGTTGTAACGCCTGAGACGTCACAAGTTCTTTTTCTTGTTCTTGCCATATTATTAAATTAAAGTGTTTTGCTTATGAAATATTGTTTTGGATTAAAGTCCTTGGTTTTATAGAACAGCTCATAAGCTTCTTCTGCTCTATCAACCTTATCTTTACCTGATGCATAAAACTCAGGCGAACAGTCAAACATACCTATTTGATGGGTAGTCTTATCTATTACAACGAATAACATATCATAATTAAATAGCTTTCTGTATATATAAGCTTGTGAGTCGTAATTGTAACGATAAGCAGAGCTTTTAAATTTATGTATATCTGCCGTAGTTTTTAAATCAACTACAAGTTGTTCATCGTGACATACAATATCTGCTTTACCTTTCCACATATACTTATTAAGCTTTGATATACCAGGTACTTCAAACTCGTTACCTTTGCTGTTAATTATACCGTTGCATATGTTGTTGCTAATCATCTTATCGACCATAGCCTCAATCATATCAACTTCGTGTTGTAATAAACATAACTCACCGCCTGACATTTCTTTATAAACCTTAGTATTTCTAGTTGTTGCGGGTATTATCTTATACTTCTTGAGTTTATCTGGCTCAAGTATTGCAGTATGAAAATAACCACCTACTAGAAACGCTGACGATGGCTTGCTTGGTTCACCAAAAGCCAAAGGGTTTTTAAGTAATGTACCTATGTCTGAGTTGCTTAAATATTTCCTACCAAACTCTCCATAATAATCTTCATCATTACGAAGCTTCTGTAGTACTTTTTCCTTTTTCATTTATATCGTTGTTAATTGCTTTTCCTGTTCAGGTGTTAACTGATACTTTTTCTTGATCGCATCTATTTTACCACCAGACTTAACATAGTCTACAGCTTTATTAATATCCTGTAGTTTGTCTTTATTGTGTTTATTAGTTGCATCAGAATCTTGAGTATCATCTATTAAAAATAAATTTCCTAAAGCATATTTTTTACCGTATGAACTTGCACTACCAAACTGCTGTGGTACTTGCATACCCTTCTGATTTAAGTCTACTCCTACTATAGCTGAGGTTTGCATTGTCATGCCTTTCTCATCATGTATAGTTGCTGTAGTCTTAATCACAGGTACAGGACCTTCGACGATTAATTCTTCGTCAACAGTTACGGTAATACCGTACTTCAATAAAAACGGTTTGATTGCTTCTAAGATGTCTTCGGCTGATCGGAAATAATATTTGCCGAAGGAATTAAATCTAGATTTTTTAGATTTAAACTCAGTCTGGACTTGCGCCAGCTTTTGTTGTAAAGTCATATAATTTAATTTTAGTCTTTATTATAATTACATATTAGTGAACACAATTTAACATATAGTTCACTCCATAACTTAAAGATAATCAAGCACTTGCGAGTGATCGACATTCTCTATAAGTTTTTCTACAGCTTGCCTTTTTAGTTGTGAAACACGTACATAAGAGCTAGTGCCTTCAATCTTTAATATGTCAGCAATTTGCTTCGCAGGGTGTTTATCACAGTCCAAGCCATAGCTTAACCTAAGTACCTCGTATTCTTTTTCATTGAGGTATTTTCTCATCAAACCTTTTAAATATATATTTAGTAAATTCATATTATAAGGTTCTGATTTATCAGGTATTTGATAAACCATATTTTCGTCATCTTTAGGTTTATCATCTATACTTAAAAATATAGAATTAAAAAACATTTCAACCATCTTTTTATCTTTACCAAAGTTCCTACGTATTTCATTTAGCTTGTGTTCAGGTATTCTCATGTCACCACGATTAATATCTACAGCTCTACGTATGTGGCCTTTTATTCTTTTAGATAAAAATGATTTTAAAGTTTTTTCTTGATCGTCAGAGTCAGAAAGTGTAGTATAGTCTAACCTATCTACAGCTTTAACTAAACCTGAATTACCTTCTTGTATTAAATCTAGTATATCCATTACTCCGCTAGCTTGTTGGCTAGTTGAGAACTTCCTTGATAAATTTTCTACAAGAGGAGTAAAACCAATAATCATCTGCTCTCTGTTCCAAACAGTATAATCATTGTCTACTATTTTTGGTAACTTGCTAATTTTATATTCAATGTCTTTTTTCCACCGAATATAATTTTGTATGTTATAACTTTTCATTTAATATTCGTTTTTCTCGTTTTAAATCATCACTCATATGGCGATGTATTGTTCTTGCAGAGCATCTTAAAAGCTTAGCTATTCTGCTAATAGTAATTTTTCTATAAGCATCGCTTATTTCAATCATAGCATCGTATATCATAAACTTATCAATGCTAGATCTGCCTATTAGTTGGCCTACAATTTTTAATTTACCACTCAAGTCTAACCCAGAGTACGGTTTAAATACTACTTTACGTAGCTTGTTTGCAGGTGGATCACCACCTTGGTTAAATACATCTTCTATCATATCATTTAATACTTTCTGTTTTATGAAGAAGGTTACAAAACCATTTTCTTTGTTTGCTATAAAGTTAAATACAGAACGCATATCATCTTCTAAAGATATATAATCATTTTCTACGCCATCTATATTTAAGTAATATAATACAAGCATGTGCCACTTCAATGATTTATATGTAGTTATCTTAGCCTTGCTATTAAACAAGTGATAACATTCATGTGTACCATTTTCGTAGTATTTATATTGTTTGGTTTCAATGGTAGGCACATCATTTATAGGATCTCTCCTATATACGATGCGTCTATCATTTAACCATTTTAAGTTTCTATCTTGTGACATTTGCCTATTACTAATTATATCTTATAACCTATTGTCAGTATGACAATAATTCTATTTTGATGTTTTCCCATTTACCACCTGAAATATCTTGGTTTACCAAGAAATCAATGCGGTTTGTCCATCTTGAGTTCATTCTGTCTTGTACAGTCCATATACCATCTAGGTAACCTGTACCTGAAACTCTTACTTCAGCACCAAAAACAAAACCAAGCTCTTCAAGATCTCTTGATACAGCTATCCATCTGTGGCACTGAGGACAATCAGGGTTTATATACATGCCTGAGGCAGTTATATAAGGTGTATCATCAGTTTGTTGCGGTTCTGCATGATAAATCGTCGCAGTAACCAAAATTATTTTGAATAAATCTACTATCATATAATTTTTCTTTGTTATGCGCTATATGTTTTTTATCGTATACATAGTATAGCCAATACGCGTGTATAGCACAAGCACGCTTAAACTCTTCGGGCATAGCTTGTGGTGGTTGAGTAAACTCATCACCTTGTATATGCACTGGCGGTTTAGCCAAAAAGTCTTTGCATTTAGTTATTGTTAAATGTGTTTTACCATATCGTTTTGTGTACTCGTGGCCCAGAGCTAGCATATGCTCATACAACCACATATAAGTTGATCTTGACTGTCTAGCCCATATCGTAGATGGGTGGTTCAAGTGCGCTTGCTTATATGGGACGTTCTCTTTCTGATCTCTATCACCGTAACAGTGATGAGCAGTACACAGCATCTGGGCTGACTCGAGTATCATTTTCACTACATGTTTATTATATTGTAACTGCGCAGCTTTAACTGGGCATTTATCTAAATAAAATATATTCATTTATATCTTTTGTGGTTTAATCTATTATAATGTTTATCTAGTAAAAGGTTTGCTACCTCTTCTGATATTAAGTTGTCATTGTATAGTTGCCATATTAATTTACTCATAATTACGTATACATTTAAATAGCGGGTGTCTGTATGAACCTGCTTGTGTTCGTTGAAAATAAGTAAAGGTAGCACGCTTGCCAACATAAGAGTCTATTTCACTGAGCATTTTAGCTAAATCCTTGTAGGTATAACCTTTACCCGGTGGACAACCGAACTGTATACCTTCGTCATCTAGCATAATGAACTTGCCAAGTGTGCCTGTCCTTTTACCTTTACCTAATTCATAACCTATGATTGTTGCTTCAGTATCGCTGAAGTCTTTGAATTTCATTAAGTCGTAAGACCTACCGTGTTTGTACAGACCATCAAGCCTTATGATAGAGCCTTCGTAGCCCTCACTTAAGAACGTGGCGTGTATATCTCTAGCATAATTGTAGCTATCAACTAGCTTTGCAGGCACATACTTTATCTGCGCATCGTAAATATTAGAGCAGACAAGGTTGTGCATACGAGCTTTGTAGCTTTCGTAATTGCCATCAACATAATCGTAGCAATGAAATTGTACAAGATGTTGAGCATCAAGTCTGTCAGTATCGGTAGGCTTTTGCTTACGAACTAATGATATAATTTTTTCAAAATCGTTTTTAAGCTTGTGGTTGTATAATTCGCCATCAAGCACTGTGTCAGGGTTATGAAAGAAAAATCCTTTCAAAGCATTTGTAATATGCCTGACATTTTTAAATTCTTTACCTGTACGTGAATAAGCTTTTACGCTGTATGATGCCAAGTTTTCTTGGCCAGGAAAGTCTGATACTCGTTTTATTATACAGCGAACGCCGTCGAGTTTAGGTTGTATATACACAGGTTGAGACCAGTCTACTCGCTTGTCGTCATACTTGTGTGCTAGCATAGGTTTTGTCATAGGTTATTTAGTTTATTGGTTATAGCATCTAGTTTTCTTTTTATTATAGCTGCTTTCATATATTCTTCTTGAGCTTCATACATATTAAGTAATGTAGTTAGCCTAGCCATTTCAGATACTAAGAACTCTTCAGTTGTTTCTTTAAATGGCAAATGTCCTTTTATTAATTCACCTAGTGTCATAGGTGTATTATACTGATGCCACTGTGGTTGTTGAGCTTTTTGTATTAGTATATCTAATACTTTATCAGCTAGCTCATCAAGCCTTTTTTTATTGTAAAAATCTTTGGGCATCATATTATCATTATCCATCTTTATTCGTATTAGCTTTGTAATAAATCAATTAGTTTTCTAGCAGAAGCTATCTTACTATCTTCATGTCTTATTTCACCGCCAGCAAAATCAGTATAGTCCATATCATCACTGTATCTTTCTATAATTCTATCAGGTTGACTTACAAATATATTCTTACTACTGTACTGATCGTAGCAACTAATCCATATATCATCTTTACCTGTCCATATTACGTAAGTATAATGATGGTCTATATTATCTGGGTCTGCATATAAATAGCAACTGTCATAGTACATATCGTGTACTAGCTTTGCAGCTATAGCACTACCATCTTGTCTAGCATTAGCTTTAACCCAGTTTGCTATTTGTACACCTTGCCATTGTGGGTAACCATCATGATGTAAATACATATTTACGTAGCTTTTGTCACTGTACACCTGTGGTGGAGCAGCAAAACCAAGTTCATGATTTTCTGCATGTTTTCGGTCTACGACCATTGTTAAGTTTCTTGTACTCATAATTTATCTCTTTCTGTAAATAACGCATAGCCAAGCTTTGCGTAGTTAATTATATCACCAAACCTACTAATCATAGGTTCTGCTTTATTTAGATCATGGTTGCTAACGTGAGCAGCAACTGAACTAACTTGCTTATCAAAGTAAGCATACCAAACAATTAAAGGATCTACACCTAGCTTTTTAGCTGTAGCTTTAAAATTGTTTAACACATCTTCGTCCTGCACTGTATACTCAGGACCTTTAGCATTCATAGTTTCTTGTGCGTGTGTATCTAACTCATGCACTATCTCATTAAATTTATCTGTCTTCATATTAATCTAGTAATGTCATATAAGCTGAAGGGTTAGCAGTTCTAAACCAGTCTAAGCCTTTTCTCATATCGTTTTGTAAGTTAACGGTGTCAGGATGTAGCACAGTAACGTCGTTAGACTGCATTGATATAGTAAACTCTGCACCTTTAATAAAGTCATACATACTTAATTCAGGACCAGTTAGCTTGCAACTGTCACCTGTAAAAGGATTGTTTACAGTATCACCTTCTGTGTACCATACACCGTGAAACCAGTTTGGTTTCTCTTGTTTATTGTTTTTCTTCATAGTAATCGCCTGAGTCTATTAACTCATCTTTTTTATCGTTAAACTTATCTTCGTATACATCTTGCCACCATTGTTCTAGTTCGTGGTTAAAGTCGTATTCCATATCGTCCCATATATGAGATTCTATCCACACATTTTGATTATCACACAGTGCTTCAATAGCTTGTTCTGACCAAGTCGCGTGATCTTCATAGTAATAACCATCTTGTGACACATAAGGTTTATCTTCATAAGTACAGAAATATATATCATAGCTGTCAGCTGTTGATTCACTGTATATTTTTAAACCTTTACTGTCAGACCATGTGGTAGTATTGTCTAGTTTGCCGCCGTATTCTGATTCGATATATTCAAGGAGCCAGTTAGCATCTGGTTCTTCCATGATACCATCGTTGCTTAGCGCATCGGTGATAATATCATCTGTTAGTAATTCTGCCATTAGTATTTGTTTGTTAAGAATTTATCGCCATAGATTATATCTTTAGCTGTTACATCGCTTGTATAAAGACCTGAGTAAGACATTAGGTCACTAATATCAGATAATGATAGCTCGTGCCATAATGTAGAACTCATGAGTTTATACTTTAGTCTTTTAGCGCTGTCATACTTTCTAGCACTAGCTTGCAACTCTGTTTTAAGACTAGGTTGCATTAAGTCGTAAAGTGTTTTAAGTTTACCCATTGTTATTATATTTAATTGTTTGTATATATATTATCCGACTATTGTCGTATTTATATTGTATTGTGGACGTGGCAGGATTCGAACCTGCGTCTGGCACCTTTGCTTACGCCGAGGTTGCCGCCAACCATTACACGCCCATACTCTCTTGTTTTCATCACAAGGCCTACTGTGTATTCCCGAGAGTTATATCTTTATCACTTGTAACCATCCACTCACAGTCATTTACTTTGTGACCTGCGCCGTATAAAAACGCTTCACAAGACTCTGAGTCAGGATTCCATTTGTTTTCATCATTACATAACGAGCTAATGTCATATCTATATACCTTACCGTCTGTAAAATCTAGTAAGAATATGTACTTAGCTGTGTAGCTGCTTGTACTTCTTAGCCCGCTGTAGTTACAAGTTTCTTCTTTATCTTCAAAATATTTTTTTACTGAATCACTCATCGTAGTATTTATTAGTTGTTACGTCTAGTTTATTAGCGATGTGGCGAGCGACCAGTCTCATAAGATAACTATGAGTGTCGTTTGTAAGTGGGGACTCAGCATCTTCTGGTAGAAACTGACCGACTTGCCAATCACTTTGTTTGTCTATTTGTTTTATTATATCTGTAGCTATTTCTTCTGCTACAATATTCATTTGTTTTATTAGTGCCATATTATTATCTTAAACATGTGCCATAACCTCGTCTAGCGCCAAGCTTCCTTACACGTTTCGCCTGACTTTTTGGCATAATTTGAATAGTATTGCCGGTTTTATGGTACGTGATTTGAACACAACCATAAGGTTCAGTGGTTGAACAGTCGACGCAAGAGGTATAACCTAGTGCGAGGCGCTGCGGAGGTATTATATTTTTACATTTACATTTCGTCATACAAATATATTATCCAACTTTATTCGTATTTTGTTTGTAATTTCTTAAATAGTATTCTAACATATAGTTTAATCTAGCAAGACCTGACCATATTTTAGCTCTAGCTATTCCTCTATACTTTCTAGTTTCTAGCTTACCATCTATTAAAAAAGTAGTTCTTTGCTCTTGTTTGTAAGTTTTATTTAACTGATATGGTGAATAAGTACCATTTTGTTTTCTTACATAGCCAGATTTAAAGCAAGCTAATCTTAATCTTGGTGTATCTTTTAGTGATCTACCCTGCTTTTTTAGCCATTTCTTATAAAATTCATTAGTATTATTATAAGTAGATACAGGAAACTCAAATTCTCTTGTACCATTTATTGCTTGTTTTTGTGTAGTTACTTCTTTAATATTGTATTTAAGTAGCAATTGTCTTGCATAAGCATCTTCAAGCATTTGCTGTTCTTGTTGCCAAGTATATTTATACTCGCCGTTTTCTAGTATTCTCATAGTTATTATTTATTATATTTTTGCATGAAGTCGTAATCTTTTTGAAACATACCACTTGGTGCATATTTATTATACAAATCTACTAATTCTTTAGTCCATCCGCCTTGTGCTTTGACTTTATCTTCTATCAAATCACGTTGGCGTCTGCCATTTTCGTACGCTCGATTGTCATCTGCCATCATATAAGTATGGTCATGATACTCGAACATTTGTTCTAATGTTAAATCATCAAAGTATTTAGGCATAAGTTCTAGTTTTTATAGTAGTAAATGATGGGTAACTTCTGTATTTCTTGTCAAAACTGTCATAGTATCTAGTATTTGGAGCAAATTCGAGTACTTCGACATCGCCATTTGCATACTTTAGTATAACATTTTGTGGTTGACCCAGTGCATTATAGTTTGTAAATTTAAGTTTATTCATATTTTAATTTATATTATTATCCAACTCAGTTCGTATTTATATTGTATACTATAAAGTTCCATAGTATACTTCTGTGTATTCTTCAACAGTTACCCACTTGTCTAATTCATGTGAGTAAATCATACCATCAACTACGTGTTCGTCACTAAACGACCATAGTTTCTCATGTGTGTGTTTTCTTGCCATATTATTATAGTTTAGCATGGACAGAATATCCATAGTGATACATATAGTAGCGCGAATAAACACGCTACAAACATTATTTCTATTATCATTTGCTTCTTATCCATAAATTCCAAATGTTATATTGTTAGTATTGATTTCACCTGTTAGCAAAGCAAATATGATTGTAGTTAAACCTACTATTACTAGTGGTAGTAAGAAACCGAAAGCTATTACTTCTGCTATTAGTTCTGCTACTGGTTTACCTTTCGCATAATTGTACACTTTATTGTACGTCAATTTGATTTTATTCATAGTTATAATATTAATTGTTAGTTGTCATAGTGTGAATCGAACACACTCGTGTACCATAATGACATTACTCATTCGCAATTTACTGTTAGAAACAAGTGGAACTCGCAGTTGAAATAAAGCTTAGTTGTTACACTAAGTCTTTATCTCTAAGTACTAAAGGTATATTGTTAGTAGCAGTATAACTTTTGTACTTTAACCAACATGGAAGTTTAGTTAGTGTATCTTTCATTATTGAAAATACTTTGTCATGATTGTAAGTTATCTTGTCACCTTTTTTGTTAGTGAATTCGAATGTTACATTTTTTCCGACTAGTGATTGTCTTACGACAAATCTTTTTGTGATTAAGTTACTCATAGTTTATTATATTTAATTATTATTATTTAGTTACATTATTATTATCCAATTGAGTTAGTATTTACATTGTATAAAAGTAGATACTTTGTTTAGTGTTTCATTTATTGTTAGTAGTATTCCGCACTGTCTCATATTGTCTAAGTTATTTATTTAATTTACTTACATTATTACTATCCATTATATATAGTAGTAACATTGTGAAAATTTAGAACAAAAAATATATTAGTTATTAAATGGTGAGCAGGAAAATACAGAGTAAACACTGACAAACATGGATAATAATATAAAAACAGGGTGGGGCCCGGTAAATAATTTTAACTTTGCTTTTACGGTGTGGTGCAGGGAGGAGAGGGGCGGCGCTATACCCCATTATATCTAACAACTTTTTTTATGACAATAGCCTATAAGAGTATACTAGTAATAGGCAAGTGTCACCTTTTTAAATTTCTGCTTAACTATGTGATTATTCTTACTATGGCAGTGAAAAAACCGGGAAACTCCCAAGGATTATCGAGAAGAGCGTTAGCAGCAAAGAGAAAAAGAGATCTTAATGCAGCTAAAACACCTAAGCGTAGAGCACGTAAAGCCGAAAACCAACGCATAGGACAAAGGTCAAATAGTGATCTACACCATACTGCCAGCGGACAGGTAAGACGCACATCGATAGCCTATAACAGAGCCACGCACCGTAGAGGTGAAGTTGGTTAACCTAAAACCTTAAATATTATGACATATTTTTACACGACTAAAACGTGGACTAGTCAACCACAGATTAATGAGGAAACCGTTAAATATTGGAAGCACTTAGCTGACAAGAAAAACTGGCGAATAGTTCAGCTACCTAACGGGTTTTACCAAACCGAATACCAAGATCAAGATGATCAATGGGTAGACGTAACAAGGCGAGAGACTATTGAATCAGCAGAAGCTGCTATTGATGGTAGTATCGAGCACTACAACAAAAGACTAGAGTTTACAAAGGGTCCTAAAGTTGTAAAAACATTTAAATAGTAACTAATTAAAATTTAATTCAATGGAATATAATCCCCCTAGCCTTATTGTCAAGGATTTAAACTTTGGCAAAGATGGTAAAAACAAAATAATGAGTGGTGTTACTAAGCTAGCAAATGCTGTAGCATCTACATTAGGCGCTTCTGGTAAGTGTGTAATATATGAAGATGACAGAGGTCGACCAATTATAACTAAAGACGGTGTTACCGTTGCTGAATCAGTTGTATTGTACGATCCTGTAGAAAACTTAGGTGCACATCTAATTAAAGAAGCTGCTAAAAAGACAGTAAGCGAAGCAGGTGATGGTACTACAACAGCTACCGTCCTTGCTCACTCGCTGTTAATTAATGCTCTTAAAGAAAATAAGTCTACAAGAGATATTAAAAATGGTATAGAAAGTGCAATTAATAAAATATGTACTTATCTTAATTCAATATCAATACCAGTTAAAGGTAAAATGCTTGAAAGTGTTGCATCTATTTCATGTAACAATGATAAAGAACTTGGCAGCATAATAGCAGAAGCTTATAAAAAAGTTGGTCAAGACGGTATAGTTTTGATGGAAGACTCAGAAGATGAAACAACTTATGCTGATATTACAGATGGTATAAAGCTAGACTGTAAGTTAACATCACCTCACTGGATAACCGATAAAGATAGACAAACATGTACACTAGAAAATCCTTATGTTTTAGTTGTTAGTTCAACTATAACTAGCATAAGAAAGATACAAGCAATACTAGAACATGTTATAAAGAAGGGTAGAAGCCTTCTTATAGTAGCAGATGTTGATCAACAAGTTAAATCTGCTCTGTTAATGAACAAAATTAAAGGTAATATCAAAGTAAATATTATTGATACTCCTGGTTTTGGTCCAACAAGAATGGACACAATTGAGGACTTAGCAATATTAACTGGCGCAAAGGTAATGAATGAAGAACTTGGTGATGATTTAGATCTGATCCAGCCAGATTGTTTAGGCGAAGTGGTCAAATCTGTAACTGATAACAGAACTACAGTCCTTACAACTGGCGTGAAGCCAGCAAATTTAAATGAAAGAGTTGCGGAAGTTAAGAAAATAGCAAAAAAAGAGAAAAACCCTTTCGTAAAAGATAAATTACAAGACAGATTAGCTATGTTAACAGGCTCTGTCGGCGTAATTAAGGTAGGTGCAAACTCAAAAGTAGCACTAAACGAGAAAAAAGCAAGAGTAGAAGACGCAATTTACGCTACAAAAGCTGCTTTACAAGAAGGAATTGTTCCTGGAGGTGGTGTAGCACTAGTAAATGCGGTAAAATTACTCGATATGGACAAAGTAGGTGAAAAAATTGTGGCAAAAGCAATAGTTTCACCATATCAAACCATAGTTTCTAATGCAGGTATCAAAAAAATTGATATAATTGAAGATGAAGGCTATGGTATTGATGTTATTACTGGCGAATTAACTAAAATGGTTGATAAAGGTATCATAGATCCAGTATTAGTAACAAAAACAGCTTTAAAAAATGCTGCAAGTGTTGCTTCTACTATTATATCAGCTGATTGTGTAATATCTAATATGAGAACAAATGAGAGCAATTAGTTATTATATAATAGTAAAAGACATAAAAGAGAAACCTGCTAAGATTGCAGGTCTAGATCTTACAGCAAAACTAACAAAAGACGAAGCTAGATACAAAAAAGCTAAAGTAGTCTCTGTTGGTAATATGGTAGAAGGCATATCAAATAAATCTACTATATATTACGATGGACATTGTGGGCATAATATATCTTATGACAACAATATATATAAAGTAATTAAGATGCAGGATGTAGTTTTAGTAGAATGAAGCTATCAGCATCAGACATAAGAGAATTAAATTTATTTAAGTATTACAGGCTTGTTAGAAAATGGGCCTGTAAAACTTATGGGTTAAAAGACGCTGATTTAGAACTTTTAATCTATTTAGATTGCAAATCGCGATTTACACGTAATAATTTTATAGATGGCTCTTATACTTACAGTTGGGATAAAAACCGCTGGGAGCGACTTCGACGAGACGGTTGGATCGAAGTTTGGAGACATCGTAACCGTACTTCAATCAAATACAGTATATACAAAACATCATTTAAATGTAGTCAACTAATATCCCGTATATACAGAATCTTATTAGGGCAAGAGGATATGCCTACTTCAGAAAGAAACACTTTTTTTAATAACAAATCATACACAGATAAAGTCTTTAATAAAGCTATCGATGATATGATTAAAGACAAAACTAGATAATAATTATGAAAGCAAGTAATATATTCCAGAATAAAGGAGTAAAATCAGAAGGTGGTAAAGGACCAGAAATTAAAAACATTGGTTCACCATTCAAAAAAAGAAAGGGTTGTGGACCTCAAAGATTAGGTTCCCCTATCAAAATGGGTATGAAGCACAGTTCACCTATGCAGTTTAACGCTGGTTTAAAGAAAGCAGCTGCTGAAGGTAAGTTAGATAAAAACCCTAAATTTAAAGCTGCAGTTGAATCTTCACCTGCTAAAAAGAATAAACTTAAAAATTTCGCTAAAAAAGCAACTGACGCTGCTGTTGATATGGCTGTAGGACTAGGTGGTAGATTACCAGGTGTTAAAGATAAAGTGCAAAGCTTTAAAAACAAAAAGAACAGAGCTTTAGGATTAGGTGTTACATATGATGAAGCGTATGCTGATGCTGATAAAAAGAAATATCCTAGTAAAGAATCATTTAAGAAAGCTGCTAAAGAATATAACAAGAAAAAATCTCCTGTTAAAAAGAAAGGTACTAAAGCAGGTGCCGCAAAAAGAAAAGCTATAATAGCTAAAGTTAGAAAAGAAGGTGAAGCTAAAGTAAGTGCTTCTGCTAAAAAATCTCCTGCTAAAAAGTACAAATCTGATGCTCAAAGAAAAGCAGTACATGCTTCTAAAGCCGATGGTGGTAAAGGTGCTCCAGCTAAGATGTATAAAAAATCTCCTGCTAAGAAATATAAAAAGTCTCCTGCAAAGAAATATAAAAAAGCATCTCCAGCTAAAGCACATTGTAACAAGAAGTAATGGAAAGTAAAAGAGGAAGAGTAGCAAGAAGAGCTAACGCAAGAGCAAGAAGAAAATATGGCAATACCAATAACAAAAAAAGTACAGCTTTCACGCCAAGGTTCACAAAAGCATAACGCTCCGGTCATAAAGAAAGACCTAGATCCTGGCATAGAAGCTGAAGCTAACAAAGACGGAACAATATTCGTGGATAGATCTGTTAACCTTGATACAAAGAAAGGTAAGGAGGTTGTCGACCACGAAATGGTGCATTTAGACCAAATGCAAAGAGGTGATTTAGATTACGACGATGAACATGTTTACTGGAAAGGTAAAGAGTACGATCGTGATGATATGCAAGAAGGCGCCAAGGATTTACCATGGGAAAAAGAAGCCTATAACAAAACAAAATAACTATGAAAACTATTTATGAAAAAATAAAAATGTCAAAATCTTCATCTTCACCGTTGAAAGATAATCACGACGATTGGGAACCAACAGAAGAAGAGATTCAGGATTCAGCTGGTAATATATTAATGAACGCTGAAAAAAGAACTACTGGTGGTCAAGATGCTGTTCCAGGTGTTGCAGATGATTATGATGGATCTGGTGGTTATGCTTCAGATGAAGACTGGAAAAAATTCTTAGCATCGCCTGAAGGTAAAGCTTATACAGAAAAAATAGAAGGTAAGCCAGCTGTTGAAGGTAAAACAGAATATAGAGGTGATATAGAAGGTAAAGATCCTGTTGATCCTACACCTGAAAGAAAAAGATATAACCCTGGTTATTTTGAAACTCTTAATAAAAACTTAGCAGAAGGCGCTGCGCGTAGAGGTTCTGCAAGAGATACTAAAAGAGCAATAAAAGATTTAAAAGGTAATCTTACTAAAAACCAAAAGCAAGCGCTTCGTAAAGAAAAAAGAAAACTAAGAGGTTTAGGTGAGTTAAAAGGTAGAGGCGCTGCAAGAGATATACAATTAATGCAAAACGTAAACAGAGACTATAAAGGAACTAAAATGGGTATTGAAGGAGCTGAAAACTTTGGTGTTACTAATATAGAATCTGCTAGAGGTAAGTTAGATAAAACATCTGATCAATTTAAAAGTAGAGTTGAAGGTCAAACTATGGATAAATCAGCTGGACAACTTGGTAACGTACAGGATAAAGTTATAATGGAAAAAGCTAAAAAAGGTAAACCAGGTGAAGAAGGTAAAGAAAACATATCAGGTACACCTACTAAAAAATTAAAATCAAAAGCTCCATTTAAAATGATGGGCTATGGATCAAAACTTAAGAAATGAGTAAATTATTAGCAAAGCTATTTGGCAATGCTGGTGGTAGTATATTAGAAAAACTATCTGGTGTAGCTGATAAGTTTATACAAACAAAAGAAGAAAAAGCAGCGTTTCAAAAAGAAATGACTCAGATACTTATAAAAGCTGAGGCTGAAATGCAGAAAAACGTAACCGAAAGGTGGAAAGCAGATTTAGAGCACGGAAACTGGTTAACGCGTTCAGTTCGTCCTCTCGTTCTTATATTCCTAATAGTGGCGACCGTGCTCATGGTATTTATAGACAGTGGATCAATAACATTTAACGTCGAACAGAAGTGGACAGATTTACTTCAATTAGTTTTGATGACAACCATTGGGGCCTATTTCGGAGGTCGAAGTGTAGAAAAATTTAACAAAAAGAAGAATGGCTAGAATTAGTAAATACGCTCAGGACGATAACGTAACAAGAGGTGATAAGTTTTTTGGATCTGATGGATCTGGAAAAACTAGAAACTTCTCAGTTGCTAGTGTTACTGATTTTATTAGCGAAACTAATTCAGCTGGTATACCTTTACAGTTTAACTGGAAACTAAATCAAACACAAAGCCTACAAACAGGTGAGGCTAAAATTACCGCATCTAGCGGTACTACATTTGCTAATGTTACTAAAATTAACGTTAGCAAGTTTCAATTTAAAGGCTCTTTAGATATTAGTCCTGCATTAGTAGCCTTAAACAATAAGAAAATAATAATAATAGAAGTTGGTAATCCAAACAGCTATGGAACATTTACAGCTGGCCCTTGGACAGATGCTAACTCTGATGGTTTTTATGAATCATCTTTAACTGCAGCAACTACAAACGGAAGCTTTACTGATGGTAAAGTTTATGCTGTTGCTGCTTTTAATACAGATGGTGATGCTAACGCTGTTGTGCCTTTTGATAGCACAGGCACTGCAACTAAAACTATCAATCACAATTTAGGTAAATTTCCTAACGTAACAATTAAATTGAATGATAACTCCGTGGTTTACGCAGATGTAAGTCACACTAACAATAACACATTAACAATAACTTTTAACAACAACTCGTACACAGGCGTTGTTATCTTAAATTAAAAACTATGGCAATTGATTTTTTACAAAATTTGGATGTTAAGGGTACCATTAACCTTAACAATAACCAATTAAACGACTTTGTTGTAGATCATTCAAATACTTCAGACGCAACTAATGTTACGGGTAAATTGATCTATGATGCAGGAACGTTAAAATATTATAATGGTTCATCATGGCAATCACTAGGTACTGCTTCAGGAACAATGAGTTCTTGGATCATATCTGATGAAGGCGATGACAACGTAACAGTATCAGATGGTAAACACGTAAAAATATTTGGTGGAACAGGTATAACTACTGATTTAACAGATGTTGACAGTGGTGACGCTGGTGACGAGTTTGATTTAGAAATTACGTTAGATACAGCACAAACTTCATTACAGTCGATACTTAACACTGCTCTTGTTGTGGGTAGAGATAGTCAAAACCAGATAAAGTTTAGTACTGATAATCAAATCATATTTAGAGTTGATAATGGCGACGGTATTATAATGAAAGGTTCTGGCGAAATTGAAGCTACTAAATTTGATGGTGCTCTTGAAGGTAATGCTGATTCAGCTACATTAGCTAGTACAGTAACAGTTACAGAGAGCTCAAGTGCTAACACTAACTTTAACATGGTTTACCATGATGGTAGTAACGGTTTATTAGACGAATCATCAGGTGGTGCTTTCCACTATAATCCTAGTACAGAAACATTAAGTGTTAAAAACATATCTGTAACAGGAACACAAACAACAAAGAACGTTGAAGTTATTAGTACTTCAAGTGGTGTTAAATTTGAAGGTGGTACTGATGATGGTAATGAAACAACATTAGATGTAATTGATCCAACTGCAACTAGATCTATTAAGTTACCAAACCAATCAGGTACTATACCTGTTTTAGCAGTCGCATCTACAACTCAAATATCAGCAACTCCTGAGGAATTAAACATTATGGATGGTGTTACAGCAACTACTGCTGAACTTAACATCATGGATGGTGTTACAGCCACAGCATCAGAATTAAATATTCTAGATGGCGTTACTGCAACTGCAACAGAACTTAACTTGTTAGATGGTGTAACCGCTACAACTTCGGAGCTTAACATACTTGATGGTGTAACTGCTACTGCCTCTGAGCTTAATATCTTAGACGGTGTAACTGCTACAGCTACTGAGTTAAACTTAATGGATGGCGTAACTGCAACAACTGCAGAGATAAACCATATAGATGGTGTAACTTCAGCTATTCAAACTCAGTTAGACGCAAAAGAAACAGCGGCTAACAAAGTAACTAAAAAGCTAAGTGGTGGATCAGGTCTAACATATTCAATAAACCACGGTCTTAACAGTCCAATCGTTAGTGTTACTCTATTAGATTACGGTAACGATAGTTCAGGAGCAACATACGCTCAAGTTTTTGCTGAGGTAAAAGCAGGGTCTGACGATAATAAAGTCGACGTTGTTTTCGCAACAGCTCCAGGTACTTCACAAGATTACCTAGTGCTAGTTGAGAAATATCCAGCTATATCTTAATAAATAATTAAATACAGGCGGTACTTCGGTGCCGCCATGTATTCATTTAACTACACTCTTATGTCAATACAGTTTCTTTCAGATAGTTTATTTAAAGGTGAATTAACAGTTCAAAAAGTTGGCGTCACAAACATTACGGCAGCGCCAGGTAATACCCATAATATTAATTTTGCTTTAGAAAGTAACAATTATAGTATATCAGCAAACAATGCAACAAACGTAATAACGTTCGTTAATTTATCAGCTGATCTTATAGGTAAACAAGGTAATATAACAATAACCAACCCATCAAGTGTAGGATCTTTAGGTTGGAGTGTTTTACCATCAACAGCTTATACTCCAGGTGGTGGTACAATAAACTTTGATACTACGGCTAATGGCATAGCTGTTATTTCCTATTTTATATTGGCAGCAAACAAAGTATTGATAAACTACGTTGGGAATTTTGATTCATATCCTCAACCTTAAACTAAAATATAATGAGGTGGTTGTGGAATAGAATAGATTTCTGGGGTACGAGCACGACTGTTAGCACTAGTAAGAATACTACTAAAAGCACTAGCACGTCGAGGAACACTGTCTTTGCTACTTCCCGAACAACTACTATAAGTACTAGTAGATCTACAAATACTACTACGGTGTTTAATACGACTAGAGGAACTAATTTCTCTACAAGTAAAAATACCACAACTCAGTACAACACAACTAGAACTACAACTATATCTACAACTAAGTCTACTGAAACGACTTTTGCTACAAGTAAAAACACAGCTGAGTCTAGAATGACGATGACTGTATATTCAACTAATACTGTCTTTAATACAACTACAACTACTGTAACTGTATTTAACACATCAAAGTTAACAAGTAAATCAACAACAACAGTATTTAATACAACTAGAAGTACAAGTACAACTACTACTTTCAATACTACTAGAGGTACCTCAATTTCAACTCAAAGAGATACAACAACTACTTACAACACAAGTAGAAGTACTTTTGTCAGAAACACAATCAACACACTTATAACGGCGTTTAATACTAGTACACTAACTATAACACAATTTAGTACTACTACTCTTTATTCAACAAACACTACATTTAATACGAGTACACTTACTACATTTAACACTAGTACAACTACCACAGTATCTACAACAAGAGATACTACAACTACTTTTGCTACAAATAGAAGCACTACGACTACATTTAATACGTCTACAGTAACTACAACTGTGTTTAATACAACTACAGCAACTACAAAACAAACTAGTACTGTGGTTTCAACATCTCGTAGTACTACTACTGTTTTTAACACTAGTACATTAACTACTACTACGTTTAATACAAGTACGACAACTAGTAAAAGTACCACAACTACATTTGCAACAGCAAGAGGTACTAATACAACATACAGTACTAATATAAGTACAACTACAACCTTTGCCACTAGTAGAAATACGGCAGAAAGTAGGTTTACAACAACAACATATACAACTACAACTACGTTTAACACTAGCACATCGACTGTATTTGCTACTACAACCACGTTTAATACAACTAGATCAACTACGACTGAGTATTCTACATCTAGAGCAACTACAACTAGTAGAACTACAACAATATCAACTAGTAGAACAACTACGTTTAATACATCAACATCAACTATTACAGTTTATACTACTACGTTTGCAACTTCTAGAAGTACTACCGAGTCAAGAATGACTACTACTGTTTATACAACCACGACTACGTTCAATACAACTAGGGCTACGTTAACTAGTAGACAAACAACTTACGCGACTTCAAGAAATACTGAAACAACATACGCAACTACTAGAAATACTACTGAATCAAGAAGTACTACAACTACATATACTACGAACACAGTGTTTAACACAACTACTACTACTAATACTGTATACAACACTAGTACAACAACAGTATTTAGTACTACAACTACATTTAACACTAGTAAAAACACGTTAACTAGTAGATCAACAGGTACTACTTATACAACATCTACTACGTTTGGTACGACAACAGCTTACACAACTAGCACAGCGTTTAATACTGTAACTGAGTACTCAACTACTACTGCGTTTAATACTGCGTTTACAACAAATACTACTAAGTCTACTGTTACTGAATATGCAAGTGTGTTTAACACTAGTAAATCAACACTTACTGTTTACTCAACATTAACAGCGTTTGCTACTGGTACGTCTAGATTTACTAACACTGTTTATAACTCAACATTTAATACAAGTAAAGTAACTGGCACAAGTAGAAGTACTACGTTCAACACAAGTAGAAGTACTACATTTAATACAACTAGAAATACTAAATACAATACTTCTACATTAACTAGTAAGAATACTACTGAATCAAGAAGCACAACTACTGTTTATGTAACTAGTACAGCTTATCAAGCTAACACAGCACAAAGTACTACAACAACTCATACTTACAGTACTAACGTTAGTACAACTACGGTATTTAACACTGCACAAACGCTGCAAAGTAGATATAGAACAAACAGCACGTTCTTCCCTGCATCAAACTGTAATAACTCTACATTTAGTTTAATATACAGATTAGTAAATGGTAACTCATTCACAGTGGTTAACGTTGGTGACAACTTCTATACAAATGCTGCAGGTACAATACCATTATCTTCTGGTAACTACGGTATGTCTGTAAACAGTGGTGGTAATGCTGTTAAAGTTGCAACAATAGGTTCTGGTGGTTTATGTACTGCAATACATAACTGTAACAGCGGCGGCGGCGGAAGAGGCGGCGGTGGTAGTGATCCAGGTGGACCTCCTGGTCAACCGTAAGATATGAAGCTGCAAGAAGCATATCAAAACGCAAGCCTAGAATTTGATCACGATAAGATAACATTTTATGAATCTAATCGTGGTCGTATTTGGGAAGTTATGATGGATTGGGAAAAACCTATAATGAAAAAAATAGCTGATCTATGTGTTAATGAAGGTGATCATGTTTTAGAGTGTGGATTTGGCATGGGTATATTATCAGATGAAATACAAGCAAAAAACCCAGCTTCACATACTATATGTGAAAACCATAAAGATATAATACCAAGGTTAAGATCTTGGGCTAAAGATAAATCTAATGTTATATTGCACGAGGACAAGTGGATAAATTTAAAAGATAGTGGATATAGTGTAATATTAATAGATACATACGCTGATGATGATTTGCCAAAGTTTAAACAATTTTGCGAAGCTAAGATGAACAAGGGTATAATTAGCTGGTGGAATCATTTATGTAGTGATACTCATACTATGGGTTGGGATAACGTTAAGTTTTATGACATGAACGTTAAGCCACCTAAAAATGCTTATTACAATTACTCAATATATAAAATACCCGTTAAAAGAATATGATAAACGAAGAATACTTAAGTGTTATTGATGCAACAAATTTTAAGGTAACCAAACCCTACGGATATTCTATACTCGAATATAAAAATAGGTATGGCGGCTATGAAAACTTTACAGCTTGTCTTATAGGTTATTTTAATGATTGTGATGGTTGTAATTATAACACTTGTTTTAACAATTTAGTGTATGGTGATGTTTTAGTTATCGGGCTAGGCCTAGGTCTTATACCAGAGTACATAAGACAAAATAAAAACTATACTACTATAGATGTTGTTGAAGATGATCCTGAGTTAGTTGAATATGTAGATTATTTACATGAAGATATAAATATAATATCAACTTCAGATTGTGAAGCTTATAGTGGAACTAAAAAATATGATTTAATTATATTAGAATATTATGGAGACGTAGATGATATTACGCCAAATAAAATGACAAACCTATATACACCTCAGTTAAAAGATGATGGTGTAATGATTTGGCCACTAACAAATAAAATTATAAGACATGCCTAATACTAGTACTGCTACACTTACTGTATTTAATACTTCGACTGCGTTTGCTACAATAACACAGTACGTTGAAAATACTAGTAACGTTACTGGTGAAAGTAGAAATACTACTACGGTGTACTCTACAACAACTAGCTTTAATACTACGTATAATACTGATAGAGTTACCACGTTTAATACTAGTAGAAATACTACGTTTAATACTAGTAGAACTACTTTATTTGACACTACTACAACATTTGGCACATCAATAGAAACTAATCGTAACTCTGTTACTTCTTTTAACACTATAACATCAAGAGGAACAACAGAGCAAAGAAACACAACTACGACGTTTGCTACTCAGAAAATTACTGATAAAAATACAACAACCACATTTGGTACTACAACATCAAGAGGTACAACTAGAAGTACACTTGAAACTAGAAACACAGGTACATCAAGAAACACAGCTGAAAGTAGAACGACACAAACCTCAAGAAACACACTTGAAAGTAGAAACACTAGTACAATATTTGCTACTACTACTACTTTTAATACTAGTAGGTCTACATTAACTAGTAGAACTACAACTATATCTACAAATAAAAATACTGTTACCACATTTGCTACTAATAGAAATACAATAGAGCAAAGAAATACAACTACTACGTATACAACCACAACAACGTTTAATACAACCACAACTACACTTACTGTATTTAATACAACAACTACAACGGAGTTTACTACGACAACAACGTTTAATACAACTAAAAGTACTACTGAACAAAGATTAACTCAAACCACGTATACTACAACAACAACGTTTAATACTAGTAGAACTACAAACAGATCAACTACTACTACGTTTTCTACAGCTAGAACAACAACTTTTAATACAAGTACTGTAACTGTATTTGGAACTATAACAGCATTTAACACTAGTACAGCTACTGTCACAACTTTTAATACTAGTAAGCAAACTTTAACAAGTAGAACTACTACTTTTGCAACAACTAAGTCTACAACGGAGCAAAGATCAACGCAAACTCTTTATACAACTAGTACCACGTTTAACACTACTAAGAGTACTACAACTACTTTTAATACAAGTACTTTAACTATTACTCAGTATAATACAAGTAAATCTACAACAACTAGCTTTACAACAACGTTTGCAACTACAAAACAAACTAGTACAACTTTTGCAACAAACCATACTACAACCACGGTGTTTAATACATCTACAAACACAACAACTAGTTTTGGCACAACAGTACCTACAAGTATAGGAACATCTACAGTTGTAAGTACATCTAAGAGTACAGTTACAACATTTAATACTAGCAAAACTACTACTACAACATTTAACACATCTACGGTTACTGTGTTTAATACAACTATAGGAACTACTTTTGCTACAATAAGAGCCACAGCTGAATCAAGAAGTACTAGTACGGTTAGAGGTACAAACACAACGTATGAGACACAAAGAAATACGCTTAATACTACACCTATAAATGTAACTACAACTTTTAATACCACTAGAACAACTATAACTGTGTATAACACTAGTACCTTAACAACGTTTAATACTACTAGATCAACACAAACTACTACAACGTTTAATACTAGTACTACTACTACTACTGTATATACTACAACTTTTAGTACCAGCAAAGAAACAACAACAGAATATAGTACTAACAAGAATACCATAGAGCAAAGGTTAACACAGACTGATTATACCACAAGTACTACATTTAATACTAGTACAATAACGGTTACTACTTTCAATACAAGCACGTTAACTACATTCAATACTAGTACAAGTACTACAACAACATTTAACACAAGTACGTTGACTACTTTTAACACAAGTACTTCAACTAGTACAACAACTACGTTTAATACTAGTACACTAACGACGTTTAATACAACAACGTTAACAGTGTTTAATACTATAACAACGTTTAGTACTACGTTTAACACAACTACAGCGACTAATACAACATGGTATGACCCTTCTACAAAAGCTGGTCAACTTGGAGAGCAGCCATTTAGCTCGGGTAGGTAGAAAAGTGTAAAAACGTGTAACTATAAAAATACTAGAAATTTAAATTTAATTATATGGAAATGTTTAATAAAAAGGAACTAGACGGTAGAATAGGTCCTTTAAAAAAATCAAAAGACTTATATGATCTTGAGCAAGTTGAAGGTTATGTAATAAGAAGATGTAGTGAGGCAGGAGTTAAATGCTCATACGATGTTATGGCAGAAGAAATGCCACACTTTAGAACACTAGCTTATACAGAATATGCTGGTAGTTTTTATTTACAACCTCTCAACTATAAACTAAGAAACGAACAGATGATGGACGCTTGGTTTGACGATGTTAAAGATCTAAGGTTTCCTGTTGTAGATTATGCAGGTTATTTAATAGATAAAGTAGTTAATGCTAAAAGCAATAAGTACGAAGACAGAGAGGATGTTACAGGTAAATACCCAGCTAAAGATAATTTAGTTATATTACCTGGTTCAAACAAAGTTAGAGAAAACGTATGTTTGAATAGATTAAAGTGGATTAAAAAACAACACGGTGATAACGTTTATTTTAAACCACATCCAATAACAACTCATCAAATAATAGGTGAGTTAAAAGACTTTTTTGGTGAAGAGTGTATACTACCTAGACACGCTGATATGTATTATTACTTACAAAAAGCTAAAAACGTTTACACGACACATATAAGTGAAAGTTGTGCATACGCTACAGTATTAGGAAAATATACAACACCAATAGATGTTTGGCAAAATATACAGAGAGGATCTTTTTACTGTATAAACAACTGGTTGTTTTATAATCAGAATATTGCAAAAGAGTATATAAACAAAACGTTTTCTTCACCTAAATCAGGTATTATAAATCCAGCTGTAGATAAAGACTGGAAGAAAAAGGTTGATGCTTATTTAGATTATATACTAAAAAAGAGAGAACCTTATAAAAATTGGTTTATTGATGATAGGCCAGCAAAGAAGTAAAAAGCGTGACAATTGCGTGATAATATAAAAGTGAAATAAAATTAAATAAAATGGCAAAAAAAATAGCAAAAAAAGAACTTGACAACCTAAGAGGTTTGTTAGGTAAATTAAATCAAACTCAAATTCAAATCGGTGTATTAGAGTTACAGAAGTCAGAGACTGTAGACGCTGCTAAAGTTTTAAGACAACAAGTAATTGTTGCTCAGCAAGACTTAGAGAAGAAGTATGGTCCAGTTAACGTCAGTATACAAGATGGAACAATAACTGAAAGAGATGGAGACGTTAATAAGAAAGATTAGCATAGGTAAAGACTATAAGAACGAAGCTATGCACTACTCAGTAGGCCAAGAGGTTTATGGTGGTCATACTATAGATTCTATAATAGAAGTAGACGATAAGTTTAGCATATTTATTAAAAAAGGTAATGATGTATTACCATGGAAAGATTTTAATAAAAATATGGCTATAGCTATAGAATACAATTTAGAGTATTAGTGAAGTCTGTATTTACTTATATAATAAAGCCTAAGGGCAAACGTTATAATAACACTGTTGATGTTGATGGTAAGGAGCTAATAATAAATAGCGACAACTATCAACATAAACATGTTAACAGAGAAGCTATTATAGTAGGTTTACCTGTAGCTGAAAAAACTACATTAAAAAAAGGTGATACTGTTATAGTACATCATAATGTTTTTAGACGCTGGAAAGATATTAGAGGTGTTGAAAAGAATAGTAAATCATATTACAAAGATGATATGTATTTTGTTTTTGAAGATCAAATATTTGCTTACAAAAGAAATAATGTTTGGAAACCTCTACAAGGATATTGTTTTATAAAACCTATAAAACCATACAATAATCTTAGTGTTCAAAAAGAAGAACCCTTAATGGGTATTGTAAAGCATAGTGATGGTACTGTTAAAAAAGGATCGTTAGTTGGTTTTAAACCAAACGGTGAGTATGAGTTTATTATAGATAACGAAAGACTATATAGAGTATTATCAAAATTTATTACAATTCAATATGAATACAAAGGACAGGAAGAAGAATATAATCCAAGCTGGTTATAAAGCTGTAGAAGAATTAGTAAAAGTAGCTAAAGAACCTATAGTTGATAGTGACGACGATATAAGTGCTGATAGATTAAAAAACGCAGCTGCAACAAAAAAGCTAGCTATATTCGATGCTTTTGAAATACTTAATAGAATACAAGCAGAACAAGATATGCTTGATGGTGTTGTAAGACAAGAAGAAGAAAAACAATCTTTTTCTGGTTTTGCTGAAAAAAGATCTAAGTAATGTATAATCAAACATTATATGAGGTTGTAAAGCCTATTAAAATAAACACTATTAAAAGACTTAACAAGTCTAAGAAGTGGGAATATGGTTATAACAAAGAACATGATGTAGTTGTTATAAGCAAGAACGGTACGATCGGCGATGTGTATAGCATACAAGGTTTGAAAATAGCTTTGCCAAAAGAGCCAAAAGAAATACATAAGTTTAAGAAAAATAAGTGGCAAGTTACCGAGTACCCAAAAGAGCTAAAAAGAATTAAAACTATTTTTGATTGGCGTGAATACCCGAAAGACTTTAAAAACAAATATGTAGACTACATAGAAAATGAGTTTACAAAAAGAGAAAACGGGTTTTGGTTTTACAACAAAGGTGTTCCGACTTATATTACTGGTACTCATTATATGTATCTCCAATGGTCAAAAATTGATGTTGGTAATCCAGATTTTAGAGAAGCAAACAGGTTATTCTATATATTCTGGGAAGCTTGCAAGGCAGATAAGCGATGTTATGGCATGTGTTATCTCAAGAATAGACGATCTGGTTTCTCCTTTATGGCATCTGGTGAAACAGTAAACATGGCAACAATATCAAGTGACGCTAGGTTTGGTATATTATCAAAGTCTGGTCCTGATGCGAAAAAGATGTTTACTGATAAAGTAGTACCAATATCAGTTAATTATCCTTTCTTTTTTAAACCGATCCAAGACGGTATGGATCGACCTAAAACAGAGCTAGCGTATAGAGTACCTGCTACAAAATTAACTAGAAGAAAGATAACAAGTGTAGATGATAGGCCAGAAGAACTTACGGGTCTTGATACAACGATAGACTGGAAAAATACAGGTGATAATAGTTATGATGGTGAAAAACTAAAACTATTAGTACACGACGAAAGTGGTAAATGGGAAAGACCAAATAACATATTAAATAACTGGCGTGTAACTAAAACTACATTAAGGTTAGGTAGTAGAATTATTGGCAAGTGTATGATGGGTTCAACAAGTAACGCTCTAGACAAGGGTGGTGCTGAGTTTAAAAAGTTGTTCTATGATTCAGATGTTAATAAACGAAACCGTAATGGCCAAACTAATTCTGGTTTATACAGTCTTTTTATACCAATGGAGTGGAACTATGAAGGATTTATTGATGAATATGGTATACCTGTTTTTGAAACACCTGAAGAAGAAGTAAAAGGACCATATGGTGATTGGATTGATATAGGTGTAATAGATCACTGGCAAAACGAAGCAGATGGTTTACGTAACGATCAAGATGCGTTAAACGAATTTTATAGACAGTTTCCAAGAACTGAAGAACATGCTTTCAGAGATGAAACTAAAAATAGTATATTTAATTTAGTTAAGATATACGAGCAGATAGATTTTAATGAAGAGGCTAATAACGGTATATCCGTAGGTAATTTTCAATGGCTCAACGGTGTTAAGGATTCAACAGTAATGTTTTATCCAGATCAAAAAGGTAGATTTAAAGTTACCTGGACACCACCAGTTCATTTACAAAACAAAATTACATTAAAGAATAATAGAAAACATCCTGGTAACGAGCACATGGGTGCTTTAGGTTGTGATAGTTACGATATATCAGGCACAGTTGATGGTAAAGGATCTAAAGGTTCTTTACATGGTTTAACTAAGTTTAGCATGGAAGATTGTCCACCTAATCATTTCTTTTTAGAATATATAGCTAGACCACAAACTGCAGAGATATTTTTTGAAGATGTGTTAATGGCTTGCATATTTTATGGTATGCCACTATTAGCAGAGAACAATAAACCAAGACTGTTATATTATTTTAAACGTAGAGGTTATAGAGGTTACTCAATGAACAGACCTGATAAATTATGGAACAAACTATCTGTTGCTGAAAAAGAAATAGGTGGTATACCAAACTCTAGCGAAGATATAAAACAAGCTCACGCTGCAGCAATTGAAATGTACATACAGCAAAACGTAGGTACTAAACCCGATGGTTCAAACGGTAATATGTATTTCAATGAAACATTAAATGACTGGGCTAAATTTGATATAAACAATAGAACAAAGTACGATGCTACAATAAGTAGTGGATTAGCTGTAATGGCTTGTAATAGACATTTATACAACCCAAGCGCTAACGTGGAAAAACAAAAATTAAACATAAATTTTGCTAGATATAAACAATCTGGCATGAGATCAACAATAATAGATTAATATGGGAACTCGAAATGATTCAAATATAAAAGCAAACTTTCCAAGCCAAACTGTAAGCGATGCTGAAAAGCTAAGCGAAGAGTATGGTCTTGAAATAGGAAAAGCTATTGAAAAAGAATGGTTTGATGTTGGTACTGGATTTAACAAGTTTCATACCAATGAAAGTAGTTTTCATAAATTGAGACTTTATGCTAGGGGCGAGCAATCAATACAAAAATATAAAGATGAGTTATCAATTAATGGTGACTTAAGCTACTTAAACCTAGACTGGAAGCCAGTACCTATTATACCTAAGTTTGTAGATATAGTAGTTAATGGTATATCAGAAAGAGTTTTTGATGTAAAAGCTTTTTCACAAGATCCATATGGTGTTAGTAAAAGAACAAAGTATATGGAAACCTTACTAGCTGATATGAGAACTAGAGAGCTAGATGAAATGTCAAGAGAATCATTTGGTATAAGCTTATCATCTACGCCACCAGAAAAACTACCTCAAGATGAAGAAGAGTTAGAACTACACATGCAGCTTACATACAAACAAGCTGTAGAACTAGCAGAAGAGCAAGCTATAAACGTTTTACTTGAAGGTAATAGATATGATTTAATTAGAAAAAGAGTCAACTATGACTTAGTTACACTTGGTATTGGAGCAGTTAAACACACGTTTACTCAGGCAGAAGGTGTTAAAGTACAATATGTTGATCCAGCTAATATTGTTTATTCATATACAGAATCACCATACTTTGATGATTTATATTATGTAGGTGAAGTAAAAACAATACCTTTAAACGAACTTAAAAAAGAGTTTCCAAACTTATCACCAGAAGAACTAAAAGATATATCTGGTCAAACTTACAAAAGTAATAGAGTACATGATAAAGCATCTTATCTTGGTGAAGACATTGATCATAACCAAATAAGAGTTTTATACTTTAACTACAAAACTTACATGAACGAAGTATATAAGGTTAAAGAAACCTCATCTGGTGCTGAAAAAATAATAATGAGAGATGATCAGTTTGATCCACCAGTCGCAGCAATGGAAGTTAGATTTGGTAAGTTAGAAAGAGTACTAGAAGTATTATATGAAGGAGCTATGATTTTAGGTACTGATAAAATACTTAAATGGGAGATTGCTAAAAACATGATAAGACCTAAGAGTGATTATACTAAAGTAAAAATGAACTATAGTATATGTGCACCACGTTTATACAAGGGTAAAATAGAATCACTTGTAGGACGTATAACTGGTTTTGCTGATATGATACAGCTAACTCATTTAAAACTACAACAGGTGTTATCTAGAATGGTTCCAGACGGTGTTTATTTAGATGCTGATGGACTAGCTGAAATAGATTTAGGTAATGGTACTAATTATAGCCCACAAGAAGCACTAAACATGTTCTTCCAAACTGGTTCGATAATTGGTAGATCATTTACTGGTGATGGTGATATGAACCCTGGTAAAGTACCTATACAAGAAATAACATCTGGTAACGGTGGTGGTAAAATACAAAGTTTAATTGGTACATATAATTATTATTTACAAATGATAAGAGATGTGACCGGTTTAAATGAAGCTAGAGATGCTAGTGCTCCTGCAAAAGACGCTTTAGTTGGTGTACAAAAAATAGCTGCAGCAAATAGTAATACAGCTACAAGACATATATTACAAGCTGGTTTATTCTTAACATCTGATTTATGTGAAGGTGTTTCATTAAGAATATCTGATATAATAGAATATTCACCAGCAAGAGATGCTTTCATACAGAAAATAGGTGCTCATAATGTAGCAACATTAGATGAAATGTCTAATCTACATTTATATGACTTTGGTATATATATTGAATTAGCACCAGATGAAGAAGAGAAACAATTACTTGAAAATAATATTCAAGCTGCTTTACAACAACAAAGTATACATCTTGAAGATGCTATAGACGTAAGAGATATTAAGAACTTAAAATTAGCTAATCAAGTTTTAAAGCTACGTAGAAAAGCAAAATCAAAAGAGGATCAAATGATTGCTCAACAGAACATTCAATCACAAGCTCAAGCAAATGCTCAAACACAACAAGTAGCCGCTCAAGCTGAAGTACAAAAGCAAGCTGCTTTAACTCAGCAAAAGTCTCAGTTAATACAACTTCAAGCTCAAGTAGATGAAGGTAAGATGATGGGTGAAGTTAGAGCAAAAAAGGAGTTAATGGCATTAGAATTCCAATACAACATGCAATTAAAGAATATGGAAGTAGATGGAATGAAGAGTAAAGAAAAAGAAAAAGAAGATCGTAAAGATGAAAGAACTAGAATACAAGCTAGTCAGCAATCTGAGTTAATCGATCAACGAAGTACGGGTAAACCACCCAAGACTTTTGAATCAGCTGGTAATGATAATCTAGCTGGCATGGATCTAGGCATGTTTGAACCTAGGTAATTTGTTTAATTATATAATATTATATTATGGCTAAAAATAAGGAAGTAGTTGAAGAACTACAACAAGATGTGCCTGTTGTTAAACCTGCAGGTTCTGACGAAAAAGTGGAAGACAAACCGTTAAAAGTTAAAACACCACCAAAACGTAAAATGAAACAATTAGGTGAAGAAGAAAACAACGTAGTAAAAGTTGATTTAAGTAAACCTGCAAAAGAGGTTGAAGAAAAAGAAGACAATGTTACAAAAGTTGATTTAAGCGAAGAACCTAAAGAAGAGGTTGTTGAAGAAATAAAAGATGAACAACCAGAAGATAAAAAAGAAGAGGTTGAAGAAGAAACACCAGTTGTTGAAGAAATAACTGATGAAGAAGAGAAAGAAGTAGAAGAAAAAGTTGAAGAGTTACAGGAAGAAGTTGAAGAAGCTATTGCTGAAGCTCAAGATACTGCAAACCCTTTACCTGGAAATATTCAAAAAGTCGTAGACTTTATGAATGAAACTGGTGGTAGTCTTGAAGACTATGTAAGGTTAAATCAAGATTTTGATAAATTTGATGATAACACCTTAATAAGAGAATATTTAAAACAAACTAAACCACATTTAACAGATGATGAGATTAGTTTTGTTATGGAGGACCTTTATTCATGGGACGAAGAAGTTGAAGAAGAGAGAGAGGTTCGTAGAAAAAAATTAGCGTTTAAAGAGCAAGTTGCCAACGCTAAAAGCCACTTGGACGGGCAAAAGTCCAAATATTACGAGGAAATCAAAAGTGGAGTTAAGTTAACACCCGATCAGCAGAAAGCTGTCGATTTTTTCAACAGATATAACGAAGAGTCTGAACAAACAGCTAAGGTAGCTAAACAACAAAGACAAGTATTTGAAAATAAAACTAATCAGTTATTTAACGATGAATTCAAAGGTTTTGAATTTAAGGTTGGTGAAAAAAGATTTAGATACAATGTCAAAGATGCTGCTAAGGTAAAAGATAACCAAAGTGATATTAACAACTTTGCATCTAAGTTTTTAGATAAAAAGAATCAGTTAGTTGATCCTCAAGGTTATCACAAAGCTTTGTTTACAGCGAATAATCCAGACGCTATAGCAAATCACTTTTATCAACAAGGTAAAGCTGATGCAATGAAAGAAAGCATGGCAAAAGCAAAAAATGTTGATATGGCCGCTAGACAAACACATTCCGATGTTGTTGAAGCTGGTGGTATAAAAGTAAGAGCTATAACAGGTGATGATTCACGAAAACTCCGAGTTAAAATGAGAAAATAAGTTTAACAAAATTAAAAATTAAAAATTATGAGTTTTTTAACTAGTCCAGCATCGCTGGCAAATTTAGCTCATGTCACTCCAAGACCTACTCAATCGCTATGGAATGATAATTATTTATCATTTGATGGTTCCGGTGGTACTTTTGCTGCGCAATTCCTACCTGAAATCTATGAGAAAGAAGTGGAGAGATATGGAAAAAGAACTATATCTGGTTTTCTAGGTATGGTTGGTGCAGAAATGCCACTAGCTTCTGACCAAGTTATTTGGTCTGAGCAAGGAAGAATTCACACTGCATACGAAGGTGTGGATATTACAGACGCCAACAACGCTTCTGGAGCATTAAGCTCTACAGCTGGTAATGGTGGTCACATCGCAGGATTACCTACAGGTCACCTACTTAACATTGGTGATTCAGTAATTTTTGCTGCTCCTGACACTGCTAACATCTTAAAATGTTACGTAGTTGCAGTAGGTGCAAATGATGCGGTAATTCAGCCATACACTCAACAGTGTTTAGATAACACAGCGAGTGGCGCGATTAACTTTTTAGATAACCAAGATAACTGTAGATTATTTGTTTATGGTACTGAATTTGCTAAAGGAGTAGAAATGTCTGCTACTTACAAATCGAAAGATGCTTCTTTCACTCAGTTTTCAAACAGACCAGTTATTATTAGAGATCAGTATTCAGTTAATGGTTCTGACACAGCACAAATCGGCTGGGTAGAAGTAACTTCTGAAAACGGAGCTTCTGGTTATTTATGGTACATTAAGTCTGAAGCTGAAGCAAGACTAAGATTTAATGACTACTTAGAGATGGTTGTAATTGAAGGCGAGGAAGCTGGTTCACAGCTAACTGGTATCAATATCAATGGTACTCAAGGTCTATTCGCTGCATTATCAGAAAGAGGTTTGGTATATAACCAACCTGATTTTGATCCAGCAGGTGGTGGTGGTTTATCAGAATTTGATGAAATCCTACAGGAGTTAGATAAGCAAGGTGGTATTGAAGAGAACATGATGTTCTTAGATAGAACTACTAGCTTAGAAATTGACAATATGTTAGCTGCTCAGAACTCTTATGGTTCTGGTGGTACTTCTTATGGTGTATTCAATCAATCTGAAGACATGGCACTTAACCTAGGTTTCAGTGGTTTTAGAAGAGGTTCTTATGACTTCTACAAAACTGACTGGAAATATTTAAACGACTCAGTTACAAGAGGTGGTTTCACTGATATTGAAGGTGTTATCGTTCCTGCAGGTACTTCAACAGTATATGATGAAAGTATGGGTAAGAACATTTCAAGACCTTTCTTACACGTGAGATATAGAGCTTCTGAAGCTGATGACAGAAAAATGAAGTCTTGGATCACAGGATCTGTAGGTGGAAATTATACTTCGACATTAGATAAAATGCAAGTAAATTTCTTATCTGAAAGATGTTTATGTGTACAAGCTGCTAACAACTTCGTGTTACTTAAAAATAACGCTGACGTTGCATAAGCAAAATAATTAAAGGTAAGGGTGCTTCGGCACCCACACCTTTATTTTTAATAACTTTTTAATTATATTATATCATGGAAAATAAAAATGCCGAATGGCAAGTAAAAGATAGGCTATATGTTTTAAAAGGAAACAGACAACCTATAATATATAAAATCCCTAGTAAACACTCAAAAAGACACTCGTTATTGTTTTTTGATGGTCAAACACAAAGGGAATTAAAATACGCAACTAACCAAAGTTCATGTTTTGTAGATGAACAAAATGGACAAGCAACGCTTGGTCAAATAGTTTTTAGAAACGGAATATTAAAAGTTCCAGCTAGAAATATAGCATTACAAAAGCTTTTATCATTATATCACCCTATGAAAGATAGGATATATTCTGAAGATAACCCACAGGAAGTAGCAACTAATGAAGTTGATTGGATTACATTAGAGTTTGAAGCTGTTAAGTTAGCTATGGAATTAGATATAGACGAAGCAGAAGCTATATTAAGAATGGAAAAAGGTTCTAGTGTATCTAAAATGTCTTCAAAAGAAATAAAAAGAGACGTTTTAGTTATGGCTAAAAGAGATCCACAAAATCTTATAGCACTAGCAACTAACGATGAAGTTCAATTAAGAAACATAGGTGTAAAAGCAGTCGAAGCAAATATTATAAAACTATCAGGTGATAGAAGAAGTTTTGCTTGGGGTAGTAACGGTAAAAAATTATTTACAGTACCGTTTGGCGAGCACCCATATAACGCTTTAGCGGTATGGTTTAAAACCGACGAAGGCTTAGAAGTGTTAGGCGCTATTGAGAAAAAAATGAAATAACACAACTTATAGAGGTAACCATCTCTATGAGGTGGTTACTTACTATAAATAAAAAAAATATGGCAGTAAATATAGATACAGTTTATCAAAGAGTTTTGGCAATAGCTAACAAAGAGCAAAGAGGTTATATAACACCTCAAGAATATAATCTATATGCCAACCAAGCTCAAATGGATATTTTTGAGCAATATTTCTATGACTTAAATCAGTTTATGAGAATACCTGGTAATGATACCAAGTATGCTGATCAAGTTACTATATTACAAGAAAAAATAGATATATTTGAAAATTACAGGGTAGCTTTAACAGCGGCCAGTAATCAAACTGACCAACCTGGTATTTGGCAGTTGCCAGATTATTATAGGTTAGGTGAAGTATATTACAAACATAAAGGTGGTTTCGTAGAGATAGAAAAAGCTACTCAAAACGAAATACATCACTTACAAAACTCTCCATTGACTGCACCATCTGAGTCAAGACCTATGTATGTTAGAGAATCACAAACATTAGTTGGTGGTCAAACAGCAGACGTATTAACAGGTATACCTTCTGACAGAACAATACAAATTTATCCTATATCAATAACATCTGGTAGTGTAGTGTGTAACTATATATCTAGACCTCAAACTGTAGAATGGACTTACATTGTAAATTCAACTAATAGTAGAGCTTTATTTGATAGAAGCGATCTTACAAGAGATTTTGAATTACATCAATCAGAAGAGACGGAGTTAGTAGTAAAAATATTAGAGTTAGCAGGAATAACTATAAAAGATCCTCAATTATATCAAGTAGCAGCTACGGAAGAAGCGCAGAACGTTCAACAAGAAAATAAATAATTATGCCACTATTTGAAGGAAATCAACAACAGTATTACGGACAAGAACAATTCACTACAGTATCAGCTAATGCAGCAGGCGGTGCAGATGCTGGTCAATATGTATTAACTTTTCCTGTAAACGAAACATTAATGAACCAGCGTGCAACTATGCCTACAAGTGCTGGTGAAATGAGAGTTGATACAGTAGTTAGTGGTGTAACAGCAGAAGCTGTATCATTTACTTTTAACGCAGCAACCTATACTATTACATTAGCAACGCCTTTAGCAGTAGGAACAACTGTTATAGTTAATATAATAAACCCACAGTTAGGTAACTATCAATATATAACTATTCAACAAATAATAAACAATTTTATTATACAGTATGTTGGTGAAGGTAAATTATTAAGCAAATGCAAAAGAGCTGATATAAGTTTTCATGCTCAACGAGGTATGCAGGAATTTAGCTACGATATGTTGAGATGTCAAAAGAGTCAAGAAATAGAATTACCACCATCATTAGTTATGCCATTACCGCATGACTATGTAAACTATGTTAAAATATGTTACATAAATGCTGATGGTATTGAGCGTATGATTCACCCTGCTATAAAAACTAGTAACCCTACAGCTTTGTTACAAGATGATGAATTTAACTATTTATATGATGCTGATGGTAATTTATCAGAAGCTAGTGATTCAGACACATGGTTAAACTATCAAGATAACAATAGTGTTGGTAGTGTATCAAGAAGTATTGGTGATGACGAAGTTGATGAATGGTATGCAACTGGTGGTAGATACGGATTAGAGCCATCAAGAGCACATACTAACGGTACTTATTATATAGATTATAAAAGAGGTAACATACATTTTAGCTCTGATTTAAATGGTAAAACAATATCACTAAAATATATAAGTGACGGTTTAGGTACTGAAGATGATATGTTAGTACACAAGTTTGCTGAAGAAGCTTTATATAAACACATAGCTTATGCAATACTATGTACTAAAATGGGTATACCTGAGTATATAATAGCTAGATTCAAAAGAGATAGATTTGCTTCTGTAAGAAACGCAAAACTAAGACTATCTAACTACAAGATGGATGAGCTTACTCAACAAATGAGAAATAAGTCTAAGCATATAAAACACTAATAGATGCCAGAAATTAAACACACTTTCCAAGCAGGTAGAATGAATAAAGACCTGGACGAGAGGCTATTGCCTAACGGTGAGTATAGAGATGCTATGAATATAGAAGTCTCTGGCTCAGATGGTAG